TATACTATTAGTCATATGTAAATTACCACCAACCTCTAATCCTTTTGGTAATTCAACAGAGGAATCATATAAAAGTAAATTACCTTCAATTTTTAATCCTTCTGGTAATGATTCTATTTCTTCATTTTCTGATAAATCCAAATCACCTTTAACATTCAAATCTTCTTCTGTTAAGGGTTCATTATTTTTCCATTTCCATATGAATGGGGCATTATATCCCTCCTTATCTTCAAGGAATTTAAATATGTTTTTCAATGTGCTATTATCCATATCTTATTATATCTCCTTCTATAAAACCTGGTTTAATCATTTCTCTTAATTCATCATCTGAATATCTTATTAATTCTGTTTCTCTTATATCCAAATCACCACCAACTTTCAAACCTTTTGGTAATGAGGTTATGTCTGTCCAATATAAATCCAAATCACCCACAACTTTTAATCCTTCTGGTAATGATGCCATTTTTGTCCAACCTAAATTTAAATTACCACCAACTTTCAAACCTTCTGGCAATGAGGTTATTTTTGAATCTCTTAAATATAAATCACCCTTAACATTTAAATCTTTTGGTAATGAGGTTATTTTTGTGTAAGATATATCCAAACCACCAGAAACTTTTAATCCTTCTGGTAATGAAGTTATTATTGTATTTGATACGGTCAAATCACCATCAATAGTTAATTCCTCCTTTGTTAATGGCTCATTAAATATTAACTTCCATAATAATGTGTCTTGTTGTCTATGTTTTTTCCCTTCTTTATTTTTAAGGAATTTAAATATGTTTTTTAGTGTGTTATTATCCATTGTTATCTTATTATATCTCCTTTTATAAATCCTGGCTCAATCATTTTCCTTAATTCCTCATTTGAATATTTTGTTAAGGATGTACCTTCAATCTGTAAGTCACCCCCAACTTCTAACCCTTTTGGCAATGAGGTTATACTTGAATGATTCAAACTCAAAATACCTCCAACTTTCAATCCTTCTGGTAAAGATGTTAAATGTTTACACATAAATAAATATAAAAACCCACCAACTTTCAATCCTTTTGGTAAGGATGTAATTTTTGTAAATGATAAATGCAAATTACCTTTTTGATTTAACTCTTCTTTTGTTAAGGGGTATCCAAATCTTAATTTCCAAACAAGATTATCTCTTTCTGAATGTTTTTTGTTTTCTTTTTCTTCAAGAAAATCTAATATTTTTTTTATTGTGTTATTATCCATATCTTATTATATCTCCTTTTATAAATCCTGGTTCAATCATTTTCCTTAATTCCTCTTCAGTGTATTTAGTTAAACTTGCATCAGTTATATTTACTCCACCACCAACTTTCAATCCTTTTGGTAATGATTTTAAATCATAACAATTATTTAAAAATAAATTCTTGCCAACATATAATCCTTCTGGTAGTGATGTTATTTTTGTGAATGATAAATCCAATTTACCACTAACATATAAATCTTTTGGGAGTTGTTTTATATTTGTGCCTTCCAAATCCAAACCACCCCCAACTTGCAAATCTTTTGGTAATGAGATTATATTTGTTCCTCTTAAATCCAACCAACCCCCAACGTCTAATCCTTTTGGTAATAAAGTTAAATTTTTACATTTTAGCAATGATAAATTACCACCAACCTTTAATCCTTCTGGTAATGATTTAATATTTGTTCTATTTAAATACAAATCACCCCCAACTTTCAATCCTTCTGGTAATTGGGTTATTTGTGAATCACTCAAATTCAAATTACCCTTAACATTTAATTCTTCTTTTGTTAATGGTATATTATTTCCCAATTTAAATTTAATCCATGTTCCTGGTAATTTCTTACCTTCATTAGTTACCAAAAAGTTTAGTATCTTGTTTATTGTGTTATTATCCATTACCTATATATTATTCCTTTTATAAATCCAGGTTTAACCATTTGTCTTAAATCATCATCTAAATATTTTGTTAATGGTGTGGCATGTATATACAAATCACCACCAACTTTTAACCCTTCTGGTAATGAAGTTAATTTTCCACAATATGTTAAATATAAATTGCCACCAACTTTCAATCCTTTTGGTAATGATTTTATTTTTGTTTCATTTAAATTCAAATCGCCCCCAACTTCCAAGCCTTTTGGTAATGAAGTTATATTTGTTTTATATAAACCCAAATGACCATGGATTTTTAATCCTTTTGGTAATGATTTTATTTCTAATTTATAGAAATTCAAATCACTTTCAACATTTAAGTCTTCTTCTGTTAATGGTATATTATTTTTCCATTTCCACATAAAAGGTGCTCTATGTTCTCCTTCATCTTCAAGGAATTTAAATATGTTTTTTATTGTGTTATTATCCATTACCTATATATTTCACCTTTTATAAATCCAGGTTTAACCATTTGTCTTAAATCATCATCTGAATAATTGTCTAGGTCTGTGTGGTCTATTCTTAAAATACCACCAACTTCCAAACCTCTTGGTAATGAGGTTATTTTTGTAAACCTTAAATCCAACTGAACCCCAACTTTTAATCCTTTTGGTAATGATTCTATTTCTGTATTATAAAGACACAAAACACCAACAACATTAAATCCTTCTGGTAGTGAGGTTATTTTTGATCCTATTAAAATTAAGTTGCCCTCAACTTTCAAATCTTTTGGTAATGTTTCTATTCCTGAACCACTTAAATCCAAATCACCCCCAACTTCCAATCCTTCTGGTAATGAGGTTAAACTTTTGCAATTTTCTAAATACAAATTCCTACCAACTTTCAATCCTTCTGGTAATGAGGTTATTTTTGTATTATTTAAATTCAAATTCCAACCAACTTTCAATCGTTCTGGTAATGAGGTTATATTTGATACTCTTAAATCCAAACTCTTACCAACTTTCAATCCTTCTGGTAATGAGGTTATATTTGTATTATTTAAATACAAGGTATCCTTAATATTCAAATCTTCTTTTGTTAGGGGGTATCCAAATCTTAATTTCCAAACAAGATTATCTCTTTCTGAATGTTTTTTGTTTTCTTTTTCTTCAAGAAAATCTAATATTTTTTTTATTGTGTTATTATCCATTATAATCTTATTATACTATTTGTTATAAATCCTGGCTCAATCATTTTCATTAATTCCTCATCTGAATATCTTGTTAATCGAGTCTGACCTATTTGCAAAGTACCTCCAACTTTTAATCCTTTTGGTAATGTCTTTATGGTGCTGAAAGACAAATATATACAACCACCAACTTCCAATCCTTCTGGTAATGATTTTATTTTTGTACCAAACAAACTCAACTGACCTTTAACTTGTAATCCATTTGGTAATGATGTTATTTTGGTATTACTCAAATCCAAACTACCTTTAACTTTCAATCCTTCTGGTAATGCCTTTATGAGGCTCTCATTCAAAAATATACTACCACCAACTTCCAATCCTTTTGGTAATGATGTTATTTTGGTAGCACTTAAAATCAAACTACCTTTAACTTTCAATCCTTCTGGTAATGAGGCTATTTTTGAATACTCTAAAATCAAATTACCCCAAACTTTTAATCCTTCTGGTAATGAGGTTATATTTGAATGCCTTAAATCCAAATTACCATTAACATTTAAGTCTTCTTCTGTTAATGGTATATTATTTTTCCATTTCCATAAAAATGGTGTTCTATGCTCACCCTTTTCTTCAATGAATTTAAATATGTTTTTTAGTGTTTCTTTTTCCATTAACTTCTAATTATTTTTCCTGTTATATAACCATCTGGCTCAATCATTTCTCTTAATTCCTCTTTAGTGTATTTAATTAAATTTGTGAGTTTTATATTTACTCCACCATCAACTTTCAATCCTTTTGGTAATGATGTTAAATTTTTGCACATTATTAAATATAAATGCCTACCAACATATAATCCTTCTGGTAATGATGTTATATTTGTATAGTCTAAATGCAAATCCCCCCCAACTTTTAATCTTTTTGGTAAAGATGTTAAATTTTTACAATTTGATAAAACCAATGTTCCTGCAACATATAACTCTTCTGGTAATGATTCTATTTTTGAGCCATATAAATCCAAATTACCCCCAACTTTCAATTCTTCTTTTGTTAATGGTATATTATTTTCCAATTTAAATTGAACCCATTTTTCTGGTAATTTTTTACCTTCATTAGTTACCAAAAAGTTTAGTATGTTTTTTAGTGTGGTATTATCCATTATACAAATATTTATTATAAATATAATAATTTATGAAAATACTTGAAACAATCAAAGAAGAAATAATATCAAGGATATACAAAGATAATGTTAATTTTTTACTTAATGAAATGAAAAAGGTTGGAATTGAAAAACTCCCTTATTCGTATGCCTCATTAAAACCTTTTATTGATGAGAAAACAATGGATATTCATTATAATAAACATTATAAAGGTTATGTTGATAAATTGAATAAAGCATTAAAAGATAATAAATCAAATTATGATTTAAAACAGATAATAACAAATATAAGCAAATTCAACAAAACAATTAGAAATAATGCAGGTGGAGCATTTAATCACGCTTTGTTTTGGAATATGTTATCACCAACCAAAAAGAATATCCCAAAAGAATTAAAAGATAAAATAATAAAAAGTTTTGGCTCAATTAATTCATTTAAAACAAAATTTGAAGAAAAGGCAAAAAGCCATTTTGGATCAGGATGGGTCTGGCTTGTTGCAACAAAAAATAATACATTAAAAATTATCACCACCCCAAACCAAGATAATCCCCTTATGAATGTCATTAAAGGTGGTGGATTTCCAATATTGGGATTGGATTTATGGGAACATGCCTATTATCTCAAATACCAAAACAAAAGAGATGAGTATATACATAACTTCTGGAATTATATAAATTGGGATTTTGTTCTTGAATTATATGATAATGCAAATAATAATGAGCCAAAAGAATAATTTCTTATATTTATATATAAAAGAAATATGTCAGTAATAGCCGAGCCAGAAAGAACGCAAATTTACACAAGAATTCGTCATTTACTTGGTGCACCATTAAGGGGTGTTGAGATAACTGATGAAATGATGGATTCCTTAATGGAATTATCCGTTCAAGATTATGAACAATATATGCTTGATTGGCTAACCGAATCCCAATGGGTTAATTTGGTTAATCTTAATATGAGCGAAAAATCTGTTGCAAATGCTTTAATTACAAGAACAATGGATTTTGAAAAGCAATATGAATATGCTTATTCAAAAATTGTTGGATTGCAATCTGGGGGTCCTTGGGTTTTGCAAAAAGATTATATTACATTGGAAAAAAATCAACAATTGTATGAAATTCCTGCTGGCCGAGAGGTGAATGAATTATTATGGTATAGCAACCAAGCATTTAGTGCATTTGGTTTAGGTGGTGCTGGTGGTTTTGGATTTGGAGGTATTGGATTGGGTGCATCAGACGCTGGTTTTGCTCAAATGGGAAATACAGGATCCTATTTTATGATGTCAGGTTTTGATTATTTACTCAGAATGCAATCGGCAAATATATTAACAAGAATTCTTGGAGGTTCATTAACTTATAGAATAACAGGATTACCAGATGGTAAAAAAGCAATTCATATATATAATACACCAGGTGGTAAATTTAACTGGGGAAATTACTCCTCATATGTTGGAAAACAAATTTGGTATTGGTATTATGATGTGGATGGTGATAGCCGTGGAAAGTGTTTGGAAGATAACCCAGATATTATTAAATTACCATCAGATGTCCCATTTAGTGAATTAACTTGGGATAAGTTAAACCAACCAGCAAAACATTGGGTAAGAAGGTGGTTTACAGCTTACGTAAAAGAGAGTTTGGGTAGAGTTAGGGGAAAGTATAGTGGAGCAATAAAAGTCCCTGATTCAGAGTTAAAGTTAGATTATGAATCATTAATAACTGAAGGGAAAGATGAAAAAGCAAAACTTATTGAAGAATTATTGGCAAGATTGGAAAGATTAAAACCTGAAAAACAAATGGAAAAAGAAGCACTTATTGCAGAAAACTTAAATAAACAATTAAAATTTAACGCTTTCCCAAGACAAATTTATGTAATATAAAATTTGTTTTTAAATTAAATTAAGTTATATTTGTAATAAAAAACATGGCAATAATAAAAACAATCCCAATCCAAAAAGTAATAAATGGTGTATTTGTTAATACATCAGATATATCCATTGTGTCAGAAGCAGAATATTCCACATCTGGTGAAGGTTTTATTATTGTTCGAGCAATACCCCAATGCAAATTATTCCTCCATTCAAAGAATACAGATAATGTTACAGTGAAGGCAATGACCACAGTTATTATTATCCCTGATAATAATAAGATTGATGAGGAATATGATGAAATAGTATTAGAGAAAGGTGCATGTGTTGAGTTCAAGAATTGTTCTGGAACTTGGTATATAGTTAGTTCAGATGGATTAAAAGGGTAATTAAAAACCCCCAATCTAATTAAGGTTGGGGGTTTTTAATTTTAAACATTTTCATATATTAGATTGGGATTCACATTTATTTTTTCCCAGAATTTAACCTCATCTTCTGATATTGTCATTACATCATTTAAATCATCTTGATCCTTCTGTGCATAAGGAATACCATTAATCAATTTACATTCTTCTGTTGTAAAGAATTGCCTATCAGCAGGGTCTTTTATAAGAATCCTATCCCTAATCTCTGGACTAAAAGCCACCAATAATGGGCTTATTCTTTTGTTAAAAGTTACAACTGCTCTTGGTACATTATATTCCCCAGTCAAATCAGGGGTCTTTTCAAACACATTTTGGTCAATGTAATAGCAATTTAATTTAATACCATCTTTTGTTTTTGACACATCCCCGTGCGATTGTTTTGTTCCATTATTTACATAATATATAATATCCCCAAGATTAACATGTAATTTTTCCTTTATGATTAACTCCATATGAGCCATCTTACTTGTGGTACTTCCTGCTTTATTTAATGTCTTTGACCTTTTTACATAGTCTTTAACATTCTGTCTAACCCTTGCCTTGTTTGCAATTTCAATTAGGGGAATTTCCTTATTATAAACCTTTTCAAAATAATTATAATATTCTTCAATAAATTCTTTTCCTTTGCCTTCAAGCAATAACTTAACAGCAACATCAATAAATCTTTCAATGTATTGGGGAAGTTTCTTTGATTTTATTGTATTTCCTGTCAACTTTATTTTACCATCATTTTTCATAATGGCATAGTTTTTTCTTGCAAAGTTAACACAAGATAACCAATGACCATCCAAATCCAGAGCCATCTCCTTTTTCATATATAAATCATTGTATTCTGCAACATCAGCATATATACCTTTGTAAATCTTACCTTCTTTAACTTTCCAGTTTAATCCTTTTCCAATATATTCCCTATTGCTAAAATCATCTGTTGCTGAAAAGTTAACACCATCCGTATCACATACTAAAGGAACATAACCTCTATTCATAAAGAATTTAATCATATGCCTTAAATATAATCTACCTGTACAAGTTATCTGTTCACCTTTATCCATTTCAGCCCAGGGGAAAACTGCTGGTGCTGATAATGAACCAAATAAAGAGTTTATGAAAATTTTAATTGGTAATTGCTTGTTATCATAAGTTGCAGCAATCTTAGGATCCTTATCCTTCCATTCTTCTGCCAAATTCTTATAATCTATCCTTGCATTTCTAAAAAACTTTAACATACCTTCTAAAACGCTAGTTATGTCACAAGATGGGAATACATCATGAGCCAATTGTATGGATGGATATAGGGACGAAAAGTCAAGTTTATAGATATTCTTTGAATACCCCACCTTAACCAATCTGGATAAACCGCCCACAAAGTTTCTTTTATCCTCACTTTGGGGAACAGCCAACTGATTATTATATGACCAAGCCAACATCAATGTCTTCCATAATCCTGCTGTTCCCATTGTGTATATCCTTTCAAAAGGTAATGGAACCATCTTTGCCAATAAGAAAGATGCTTGACTAAATTCTGAATCAACTCTCATTGTTTCTTCCAAGTCATCATCAAGATATGCTTCAACAAGTTTATCACCTGTAACTCGCTTATATACTTTTGGAAATTTGATATCAAGGTCAGGATAATCTGTTGCTAATTTATATTTTCCATTATTTATATTAAGAAAATATTCTTCTTTCTCTTGATACATTTTACCAATCTTGGTGTGTTCAATATATACACGATCAGCATCTTCTGCATTTATATATTTTGTAATGTATTTAAGACCAGCAGATTTGATATCACTATTGATTGCTTGTGCCCTTCTTACTGAATGAATAACATCAATAACGTTATATCCCCAAATAGAGGTCTGCATGTATTTCTCAACATCACCCCCTAATTTTAGCATAGAATCCCTTCTTGTGAATGATTTTGTTGGGTTTAATGACTTACACGCAGTTTGAGCATGTATCTTTAATATCTCACATCTTTTGAAAATCCATTCCCAGTCAAACGTTGCTGAATTGTATCCTGAAATAATGGTTGGTTTAATTTCATCAATAACTTTAAAAAATTCAATAATACCATTTGCCTCATCCTCTGGATTAATACACTCTATGATTCTGGAGTAACCTTTATTGGTTTTAATTCCAATCATAAATATTCTACCATCAGTAGGTTCTAATGCTGTGGTTTCTAAGTCAAATACAAGCCTTGTTATATCATCATAAGAATCAAACCCTTTAAATAATCTTTTACCTTTGGATATGAGATATTGGTCAACCGGGGGTAGCATAATAATTTTGGTTCTCCCAACTTCACTCTTTGGGTCTAAACCCCCTTCCTTAAAGAAAGCAGCTAAATTTCTATAACCCTTTAATGACTGAACCATAAATTTCATTCCATGTTCCAATCTTGGATGCTCATCTGTCCTTAATTTTGTTATAATAATACTATGCTTGGTCATTGCTTCCTTTTGCAAAGCCTTTGACTTATTGTAGAAATTCAATGAATTTAAATTACCCACCCAACAAAATGCGGTAAAAGTATCTTTGACAATTTGTTTTCCTTTATTGGGAATTTCTTTTATCTTATAGACACAATTAGACATAAAGTCATATTCAATAGCAACAATATGTTCTTCTGGATCAGAACCATTAAGAAACTCCTCAATTTCTTGACTACTTATCATATTAATTATTTTAGGGGTAAGATATAAAAGTTTTAATTAAACTTCTTAATAAACGAATCTAAAATAATAATAGTTAATTCTTCTCTTAAAGGCAAGATGAGGTCCCCATCTTCATTCCTAATTAAAAATTCACCTTTATATATGCCAGGTGTATTTGTTTCTCTTTTCTTAAATTGATAATATATGTAGTATTCCACATTTGGGGTTGGTTCTGTTGTTTCTTTGGCAACTAAATATGCTTCACTATTTGTGATTTTATATGAATTATTTTCTGTGTTAATCATAGAAAATAATATGGTAGATGACTCCAAATCCTCCATAAATTTTTTGTAATCTGACCTACCATCCTTAATTGGTTCAACTTTTAATATAGGTAAATCTGCACCTTTCTTTATATAGAATTTCATATTATATTTATAAATAAATATATGAAAAATATAAATTCAAAAAAAACTTGCCTAAAATATTTTGTTTGGCTATACTTGTAAAGTCTTATTTATAATAAATTAAAATTTTTAAACAAAACAATTTTACTATGAAAAACATTTTTAAAACGTTATTATTAACATTTATGACGTTTAGTATGAGTTATGCTCAAGTAACAACTTCAGCAATAACTGGTGTGGTAACAACACCTTCAGTACCAACAAGTGACCCAAAAGGTGAGGTTTTGGTTGGTGCAACCATTGAGGCTGTTCACTTACCATCTGGAACAAGTTATGGTACATCAACTGATATTGATGGTACATATAGAATTCCAGGGATGCGTGTTGGTGGCCCTTATAACATAACAGTTAGTTATGTTGGATATGCCACAAAAACCCAATCCAATGTTATATTAAATTTGGGAACAACCAAAACATTGAATTTTTCCTTAGTTGAATCATCTTATGATTTGCAAGGGGTAACAATTACGGCAAACAAAAATGCCATTTTTTCTAGTCAAAGAACTGGGGCATCAACTCAATTTAGTTCAAGTACAATTAATAGTTTACCAACAATTGGTAGAACAATTGATGACATTACAAAGTATAATGCTTATGGTAATGGTCGTTCATTTGGTGGGCAAGACAGCCGTTTTAACAATTTCACAATTGATGGTTCAGTATTTAATAATGGATTTGGTCTTGGGTCATCTGCTGCTGCTGGTGGTAGAACAGGAACAACCGCAATTTCTCTTGATGCTGTTGAAGAGGTACAATTAAATATTGCCCCCTTTGATGTTAGACAATCTGGCTTTGTTGGTGCAGGTGTTAATGCAGTAACTCGTTCTGGTACAAATGATATTTCTGGTTCATTTTACAGATTATTTAGGTCAAGTGATTTAGTAGGTAAAACTGTAAATGGTATCAAACTACCACCAATCTTCCTAGATGAAAAAACAACTGGTTTTAGAATTGGTGCACCAATCATCAAAAACAAATTATTTATTTTTGTTAATGCTGAACAATTTACTGGAACAAATCCAGCATTAAGTTGGCAAACAAACAAGCCAGGTGCTACTGGTAACGTATCTCGTGTAACAGAAAGTGATTTAAAAGATTTGTCCTCATTTATGAAAACAAACTTTAATTATGACCTTGGTTCACTTGATAACTTTAATAATGATGTTAAAAGTACAAAAGGACTTGTTCGTTTAGATTATAACATTAGTAGAAAGCACAAAGCATCTCTTCGTTATTCTCATCATAATTCAGAATCAGAACAAGTTATTAGTAGTTCAAACAGTAGCAATACAGCTGGTAATGGTAATCGTCAAAATTCAGCATTTGCTATCTCTGGGGAAAACACTGGATATATCATCCAAGATAATACTCGTTCTGTTGCATTTGAATTAAACTCAATTCTTTCTTCAAAGAAGTCAAACAACTTTATTGCTACATTCAATAAACAAATTGAAGATAGAAGATATCGTACAGATTTATTTCCAACAATAGATATTCTTAAAGATGGTACAACCTATACAACTGTTGGCTTTGACCCCTTCACACCAAACAACAAACTTAATTACAGTACTTTAAATTTAACAAACAATTTTAATTTGTCATCTGGTAAGCATTACTTCACATTTGGTTTGGCTTATGAATATTTCCAATCAAATAACGTTTTCTTCCCAGCATCAAATGGTGTTTATGTTTATAATTCTATTGATGATTTCAAAAAAGCAGCATTAGAATTTAAAAACAACCCAAGTAATCCAGTATCACCAGTAACTCTAAACCGTTACAATCTAAGATACTCATTATTACCTGGGGGTATTGAACCATTACAATCTTTAAAAGTTTCCACATTTAGTGCTTATGCACAAGATGAGTATGAATTAACTGATTTAGTCAAATTAACAGTTGGTTTGCGTGGGGATGTTGTTATGTATGACAATTCAACTGCGGAAGATTTTTATAATCCAGTTGTTGGTGGTTTAACATTCAGAGATAAAAATGGTCAACCAACAAAAATTAACACAAGTGCATTCCCAAAACCAACATTATTGTTATCCCCAAGAATTGGATTTAATTATGATGTTAATGGTGACCAAACAACCCAAGTTAGGGGTGGAACGGGTATCTTTGTTTCAAGAGTTCCACAAGTTTTGGTATCTAATCAACTGGGTAATAATGGTGTTAATACAGCGGTTATTAACGTAACAAATACAACTGCATACCCATTCACAACTGACCCAAGCAGATTTGCACCAACAACAACTGATATTACAAAATTACCACCTTATGTTATTAACGCATCAAGTGAGGATTTAAAATACCCATCAGTTTGGAAATCAAATATTGCAGTTGACCAAAAATTACCATTTGGATTAATCGGAACAGTTGAAGGTATTTATGGTAAAACATTATCTGGACTACGTTATATTGACGCAAATTTAAAAAGTGCTGATAGATTCTTGTCAGATGGAAGACCACGTTATCCAGCATCAGGTGTTACAAGTTCAGGTTCTGGTGCTGCAAATACAGTTGCAATAGCAAGATTCTTAAATCCAACAATTTCAAATGCTTTCTTATTAACAAATACAGATAGGGGTTATTCTTATGCTCTTACTACAAAGATTGAGAAACCAGCGGTTAATGGTTTAGGTGGTATGGTTGGCTATACAAACGCAAGGTCAACAGATCTACAATCAGTAGGTAGTACAGTTCAGGCAAATGCACCTGGTGTTGGTGGCCAAAATTTCTTAGCCCCATCATTCACAGATAATGATTTACGTCATAGATTTATTGGATATGTTAATTATAGAATTAACTATGGCGGTAAATTTGGAGGTTCAACTGAATTAACATTAGGTGCAACATCTGCAAGTGGTAGTAAAATCAGTTACATTTATGGAAATGACTTAAATGGTGATGGACAAATTAACGACCTCATTTATGTGCCAAATAATGCAACAGAAATCACTTTTGCAACACTTACTGCTGGTGGAAAGACTTTCACCCCAGCACAACAACAAGAGGCGTTAAACAATCTAATTTCAAATGATGAATATTTATCATCACGCAAAGGAACATACGCTGAAAGAAATGGTGGATACTTCCCTTGGTTAACAAGAGTTGATTTATCTGCGGTTCAAGAAGTATATGTTAATGTAAAAGGAAAAAGAAATACCTTGCAATTTAGAGCAGATATTCTTAACTTTGGAAATATATTGAATAATGCTTGGGGTGTTGGATATTCTACAACATCTGGTAGTTTCGGTACAGCAAGTCCATTAACAGTAGCATCTGTTTCTGCTGATGGTGTTCCAACATACAGAATGGCAACAAGAGTTGTTGATGGTTCAACACAACTATTAGACAAAACTTTTGTTAAAACAATTAGTGTAGGTAATGCTTGGCAAGCGCAATTGGGATTGAGATACATCTTTAACTAAACAAATAATGATTGGGGGTAGATAATGCCCCCAATCTAATTTAAAAAAAATTAAAATGAAAGAGAATTTATTAAAGTCTTCAATTGCTATGTTAGCATTTCTTTTTATTGTATTTGGTGCTAATAAATTTTTACACTTTATGACCCCTCCACCACCAACAGATATGGGGGCACAACTTCTTATGGTGGGAATGTTTAATTCCTATCTTGGTTCATTAGTTGGTATTGTGGAAATTTTTAGTAGCTTACTTTTATTATATAAAAGAACAAGATTTCTTGGTTTTCTGGCAATTATACCTATTATTTTAAATATTATATTATTCCATATAACAACAAGTGATGCACTAAATCCAATTATTATTATTATTGCAGTAATTTTTGGTGCAGTATGTTATAGTCAAAAAGATGCAGTTAAAGAATTATTAAAGATACAATCAAAGATTTAAATCCTGCCAAATCAAGAAAATAAATAGAGATTTGGCAACTTATAAAAAAATTTAAGAATTAGGAGAAAGGGGTTGAAATCGACCCCTTTTCTTATTATATTTGCAAAGTGAATTGTTTAACTCTAAAATATATAAATATGAAATTAATTACCGCTGAAAGCGTTTCCATTGGGCATCCAGATAAGGTTGCTGACCAAATTTCAGACGCAATACTTGATGCTTACCTTACTCTTGACCCAGACGCAAAGGTTGCTGTTGAAACTCTTGTTAAAGACAATTGTGTTGTGTTAGGGGGTGAAATATCCAGCACACATAGAATCAATTATGAAGAGGTTATTAAAAATACCATAAAAGAAATTGGTTACACTAACCCAGGTCATGGGTTTTATTACAAAAATATTACAATCATAAATTTGATTGGACAGCAAAGTAGAGAAATAAATAGTGCTGTTTTAAAATATAGCGAAGATTCTTTGGGTGCTGGTGACCAAGGTTTTATGACTGGCTATGCAACAAACGAAACAAAAACCTATATGCCAATTGGTATGTATGTATCAAAGAAGTTGGTTGATTATGTATATAATAATATAGGATTCGGTCCTGATATTAAAACACAAACAACAATTGAGTATGATGACAATAGCAAAAGAATTCATACCATATTGGTATCAACAATGCATAGCGAAGATTTAACCCTATCTAATGTAAGGCAAATTATTATGAAAGGGATTCGGTATAATGAAATGAATTTGGATGCTGATATTTTTGCCTTGATTGATGATAACACCTCAATTGTCATTAACCCTGCTGGTTCTTGGAATGTAGGTGGACCAGTTGCTGATTGCGGTGTAACAGGAAGAAAGATTGTGGTTGACCAATACGGACCATATTGTCCAGTTGGGGGTGGTGCTTTTAGTGGTAAAGACCCAAGCAAAGTGGATAGAACTGGCGCATATTTGGCAAGGTATATTGCAAAGAATATTGTTGCAAGTGGTGTTGCTGATAAGTGTAGTGTTGAAATTGCTTATATGATTGGTGTTTCAACACCAGCCTCACTAAGCATAAATACATATGGTAAATTTAATGATGATTTGTTAATTAATGTGGTTAAAAACATATTCCCAACAACCCCATCTGATGTTATAAAACATTTTAATTTAAAAACCCCAATCTATTACAATTCAGCAAAAGGTCATTTTGGTAATGATACTATGCCTTGGGAAAAACTTGATATGGCAGATAAATTAAAATATCACTTAAAACTGTCAATGTAATTTTGAATAAAATCTGGGGGGTAGTTACTGTGAATCATTTTCTTAACTACTCCCTCTATTTTTTCCTCATGTGATAATCTTGGATTGGTGCTTAATCCATTTTCTATTGGATAACCAACCATATCGCTTGTTGGTAACTTATATTCTTTCTTCTCTTGCTCTGATTTTATGTTTTTTACCTTTTCCCATATTACTGCCAACAAACTTTCATCGTGCCATTTATATATCATTCCCTTATACCCCATATCTATTAGCATATTTGACATATATAATACTTGCCTTTGGTATGGAATATTTTCATTAGAATACATTTCAACAGCAATGTCATATAAGTTTAGGGGGTCAGCATTGAATGGATACAAATCTTTTAAATCTATAGTTGCAGTATATAGTGTACCTGAAACAATCCTTTCTTTTTGTTTTAAATTTGTGTAAAAAAATAACCTATTTTTTCCCCACCATTTCTCTGAACTTGTATATGAATTTTTACCAAAATGAGATGGATCTAGGTATTCCAAATCTGGCTCACCAAAATGATACAACTTTACATAATCACCTTCTACATCCAATTGGGAAAGCCAAAAATCATTGAATAACACTTCATCTGGTTTTTCTGGTAAATCATATGAGTTTTTAGTAAAAGATTCAATAATTTCTTTTATCCTTGATATTTGTTTTTTAATAATCATTAAATTAATTATTTAGGTATAAATATTAATGTTACCTTTTTCTAATGACTGAAGTCACACTAATATTGTGTTCTATATTCTTTGACCAAATTTCTATTGATTCGATATTGTCCTCCAAGTAAGCTTTTTCCTCGTTAGTCATATGATTTGAAATAATATTACTAGTGTTTTTAAAATTATTAAGTAAATCTAATGTTGTAATTAAATCACTTTTATCTATGTAGTCTGAATTTATACCCCACCTAGAAGTATGTAAATCTTCTATTATATAAATTCCCCCTTTCTTTAAATGCTTAAATAAACACCCAAAAGATATTTGTTGTTGCTTCATAGTGTGACCCCCATCATCAATAATCAAATCTAATTCATTATCAATGACAGCAACAGCATCTTCTAACTCCTCTCTATTTTCTTGATTGCCAATAAGAATTTTAAATTTATCATTGGGGTTAAAATATTTTGGGGTATCCAAATCCATACCATAGATATTAGTATTGGGAAAATAACTCTGTAATAATCTAAGACTACCACCATTATAAACCCCAATTTCCAACACGTTTGAAATTGAATCCAAACTCATAAATAATGGGTCATATACTGCTAAAAACCCATGTTGTAATTTATCTGTTCTAATGTTTCTCATATATTATATTATATTTAATTTACCTGTCAATCTGTCACACCAGCCTTTTGATTTTGAATAAGGCCAAACAACCCAATAATCTGGCTGCTTTGTTGTTTGGAAATCTCTCCATATTTTGCAATACTTATCTGAATCATTCATCATTGAATTTATCTCATTAATATCTGCATCTTTTCTATATAATGTGTTATCATTCTCATCATGGAATGCAACCACCCAATATTCATAATCCTTTTCTGGAACTGAATCATATTGGACATCAATGCAATGCCGAAATATAATTGAAAAACTATTTTCCCATTCTTCCTCTGTCTTATACTCCTCTTTAACTGGGGGGTTCTTCTTATCAATTGTCCATTGTTGAACAGCACGTTTGGAAAAATGAATACCAGCATATTTTTCATAATCTCTTAATGTTCTAACCGGACCAAAACCATATAATCCATCATGACCCTCTTGTTGAACACCATCAACCCCAAACAATCTTTTATTTAGATAATGTGCCCTATCATTACGTTTAACCCATTCCTTATCATCATCCCATTGTTTAACCTTTCCCTTTCTTGTATATTCATGATATATGATTGGAATATGGGGATGGAATAAATCATATCCCCAAGTATAAGCTCTAACTGCAATTGAAATCTCCTCACCATGAAAATAATATTCTGGATTATGCTGAACCTCCTTGGCAAATTGTCCAAGGGTAAAAGCATAATGTGCTGAATAAAATCTTGCTGGTATTGGTTTCTTTAATGTTTTCCATTCATCAATTGTTTCTGGCATAAAAAAGACATTACCTTCTGGAGCAAACCTATCAAAAACCATCCTCCAAGGGTCTTGTATCCTCCCTGCTGGGTCATTTGTTGGTTCATAAGAACAAGCATAGGAAGTTAATAAAGGCTTCTTATAACCATCTTTCTGCAAGCCCTTAATTATTTTTATTAATGTGTCATCCCAATCTTGATTAAAACGCATATGTGAATCAAGTTGAAGGGTATATTCCTCATCATTATATAATTGCTGAAGTAAATTTCTTGCCCAACAAGCACCCTTTGATTCATTATATGGAATATCCAATATTTTAAATCTTTTATCTTTTCTCCATTTATCAAGATTATCAAATCCATCCTCATCAGCATATTGCCTTGCAATGGCAAAAACAAGGTTCTTTGGCTTCTTTGCCTTATCCAGAATATCCTCAATGGTTTTAACTAATTCAGGGTCACGATAACTTGCAATTTGAACAAATATTTTCATATTTTTTATTATAATAATAATATATTTTATTTTGAATTAAATATTAATTCTCCCTTCTTAATTCACCAGCATAATGGTCAAACCTATGATGTTCAATAGGGGTCAATAATAATATTCCAGGCTTAATAACATTCTTAACTGTTTCTTGGTACATAAATGACATCCATGTATTTTCATAAGGATGGGCAAATTTTGTATCAATAAACATTTTTTTATTTCCAGCCTTTGTTATGAAATGTGTCCAGTTGCAATAATAAATCTCACCATCAGCATAAGGCAAAGCCTCCATTGATTTTATATTATTGAACTTTGTTCTTGGTGCATTTGGATCCAATCCTTGAATAGGTAGATTTGGTTTATCTGGCCAATTCTCAACCCTAACATTTTGCGGAACATTATACCAACTCCATTGTGTTGAATTGTCCCCATAAAATTCACTAAAATTAATCTTTAAGAAATTATAATTCTCCTTCTGAATAATATTCAAACACTTGTTATATAAGTTGGGGGTATATCTATTAAATCCATTTCTGCATACCTCACCTGGTTTCTTATAGAAGTTCATATCATCCTCAGAGAAAATCATCACATCCAAATCAGAATCATTAAAATGCTCCGCAATGAATTGCCTTCCACCACATATTCCAAGATTATCTTTCTTTATATGCTCAAATCCATACAACTCACATAACTCAATATATCTTGGGGTTGTTGATAAATCTGTTGAATTATCCAATAAATATTTCTGCGTCTTATCAATAAAATTTGCATCATAATCTAACATAGATTTAATCAATGTTTCAAATTGGTTGGGGGAATTAAACCCTATTACATATAAGCCAACTTTTGATGTATCCAAAGGCGTGCTATTTATCATTTTATTCTCTGATTTTATTTCCAATACATCATTCTTTAAATCCTCAAAAAACTTTCCAAACAAACCATTCCCATCAATCTCAAAATAATTTATTAAATCTGAATGTTTATATGTCATTATTGAAAATAAGGATTCCTCTGTACCCATATAACCCTGACCTAATGTATCCATTAATAAGCCATAATATATTGAATTAATATCACTTATTGTGTTTTTGGGTCCACCAAAGAAACCACCTCTTGCCACTTTGTTAACTGGTTTGCCAACAATAGATACCATCTTATTATAATCAAAACCATGTATTTCACTTGTTGTTTCATATGGAAAACAAACAAAACTAAATTTTGATATATATTTTGGCAACATATCCAAAACCTTATCATGAGTGAAATATCCAGGGTGAACTGTATTTGTTAATCCAGCATCAATCCAAAACACATATTCTGAATTAAACGGATCCATAATCTTTGCATCATGCAACAAGAACATCTTGGACATAACTAGGGGATTATAATATTCTAACTTTGCTTGTGTGGATTCTTCTAACCACCCAGCTTGTTGATACCATTGGGGGTTTGTTCTTATTTTTTGGATTAAATCAAAGTAATTATTATTTTTAAACCAATCCAAATTTCTTTCAATAAAAAAAGTATTATTCTCACTTCTATGTTGAAAAACAAATTTCTTTAATTCATTATCACCAAATACAATTAAATTATTATCAACACTTAATAATTGTTTTAATTTATCCAAATAATGATTATATGAGCGATTCCAACCATCACCCAATGAATCTCTTTTTATATCCCAGAGTCCAGTTACTAATGTTAATTTATTCATATTTAATCCAAATGTTTGTATTCATCAAAAGTAAAAACACACCAATGTTCAGACCTTTCATCATATCCATTATATGATTCCCCAACATATTCATAATCTTTTCTTTTTATTGGAAAATTTCTTTTATTGATGGAATCATGTATAAAAATATTATCACCAATTATAGGCGTTACCATTGTATTTAAAAAAGATTGATCTGTTTGCCATTGATTTGTTTTTGGCCAATTATCAATTAATTCTTTCATATTATTTAAAACTCCTTTTTTTGCACCCCACATGCCACCCATAATTCCATTATGGAATGGGTGGTCTATCATATTATGAAACATTTTATCTGAATTTATAAATTCATCAACACATAACTTTTCTCTAATTGATAATCTTGAATCACAATCTCTTGATAACATAACATCAATATCATTATCACCAATAGGTAAAAACCTCCAGAACATAGAATTCCACTCACCTTGCTCATTCATAATTACAATCTCTGTGTTATTCATATGTTTTAATTCATCCACAATTTCAGTAGGGGTTGAAAGACCAATATAATATCTACATATCCAATTGGAGTAAATTGTACTAGCTAATTTAGCATTTTTAATTGCACCCAAGGTATATTTTGGATTATCACCCCACAAGGAAAAAGATATTATTTTTTTATTTACCATTTTTTAAATCAAAATTTTCATTTTTTCTTGAATTATAAATATTCTCATCTTCTTGATTATGCCCCCAACTTTTTAAGGTTGTTTCATCTGAATCCCAATTATGGTTGAATGCTATGATTTCAGAAAAAATGTATCTATCTAAAATTTGAGCAACCTCAGTATATTCATTATCCGCATAAATACTCTTATACACAGGATTATAAATGTATTTAAATCTATCATAATATTTCTTTCCCATTATACACCAAACATCAAGAAGATTTGCCCATCTAGTTGTATTGAAATGTATAATAGTATCTGTACCATTTTCTGATGTTTCAATAATGTTTCTTATTATCTCATCATATTCCATAACTTGTGGAATCATATCATCAGCTATTAAAATTAAAATATCATAATCCTCATCACTTAAATTTGCATTTATTGCTTCTATTTTATTTTTGCTTTGACCATAAAATATTTTAAAATCAATATTTAAAGTTTTTATAAAGTTTTTAATATCATCATTATTCATTGTATCATCATCTTCATCAAAAGTGAATATGAATTTGTATTCATTTTTATTTGACAAATGCATTAAATGTAATTGCAATGTTTCCTTGAATTTATTTGACCTCCCTCTGGATGGAAATTTGAATAAAAATTTCATTAATCATATGTTTTTAAAGGATTATTTTTAATAAATTCATTTGCAATATTTTTAAGAATTGGGTTTTCTAATTCTTGGTGATTTATATGTGTAACCATTATATTTTCATCATACATTTGCAAATTGTAATTATTGGTATATGTTGATGTTCTAAATATGGTTGGGGTATTATTTGCCTCATCTTGGCCATGATTAAACCAAAATCCATTAATGCTTTCATTATTGTTTAGATTATTTATCATTTCTTTAAAGTTGATATCATTATTCAAGAATACCCAGCCATGTTCTAAATGAATAAAATATTTTGTTTTAATTAACTCTAATAATAAATTATTTCTATTGTTTTCAGTAGAAAATCTAATATCACAATTTATTGATTTGTTTCTATTTTTGAAATAATCATATACTTGAATAATGCTATTGTGAGATGCTGAATAATCCAATATGTCATATATAATTAGAAATCTGCATTTCTCTATGGTTGGGGGAATTGACATTAATGAATATCTTAAATGTGATATGAAGTCATTGATAAATTTACCTGTTATCACAACTGTTATTTCTTGTTCAATTTGATAAGTATCATATGTAAGACTTTTATCTGTAACATAATTATAAATATAATTATAATAATTTCCCTCTATCATAACATTATAGTTGACAGGTTCTCTTGGTTGTAATGTTGATACTAAATTAACACCATGATGAATGGTTAATGGTATGGTGGTCAAAGATGTGAATCCTCTTTGATTCAATAGTGGTAAAAAATCATCTATAGCCAATAAATCACGTCCATAATTTAAATTATCTAAAATGTATTTATATGCCTTCTTTTTAATGAGATAAGCCCAAGCACCTGTACTTTTAGAGTTAATTGCCAAATTATTTGTTATAGGTATTAAATAAGTTCTTGGGTTGCAGCCAAACAATATAACATCCCAATCAACCAAATTTAAATCATTAACAACACTAGTTAAACAATCATTTAAATTAAGTGTATTGTGAGCAAATTTACATTCATCATATATCTGAAAATCATCTTCAAAAATCATTACTGTTTCAATATTTTCATCAAAACATTTCTGTAATATTGCCAAATGAGATTTGGTGCAAGAGTATTGATGCCAAGAATCAGTCAATGCTGGGAATCTTTCTAATCCATTAATATTATATTTCTCAATTTGTTCCTCAACCCTAACTCTCCTATCTATTGAGTTATCCAAATTAATGTAATATCCTTTTTCAGCTATTATATGGTTTATTATACTAAACATATATATTAAATTAAAAATTACCACTTATCTTATCACACCAACCTTTAGATTCACTATGAGGCCAAACAACCCAATACTTTGGCTGCCTTATCGCATTGAATTCCCTCCATATTTTACAGTAATGGTCGGGGTCATTTAACATTCTATTAATTTCATCCTTATCTGCGTCTTTTCGATATATTGTTTCATCATTCTCATCATGGAATGCAACCACCCAAAAATCATAATCTTTCTCTGGAACTGAATTATAAGACACATCAATACAATGTTTAAATATGCTTGAAAATGAATTTAACCAATCTTCCTCCGTTTCATAATTATATGTATTTGGGGGGTAAGAATGTTTTAATGTCTCCTCTTGAATAGCCCTTCTTGAAAATAAAATCCCAGCATACCTCTCATAATCCCTTAATGTTCGAACAGAACCAAATCCATACAAACCATTATGACCCTCCTGAACCAAGCCATCCATCCCAAAAAGTTTCTTATTAATTAAATGGCTTTTATTATTTTTATCAACCCACTCCTTATCATCATCCCATTGTTTTGTTCTGTTCTTTCTTGTATATTCATGATAAACAGTTAATCTATGTGGATGAAATAAATCATAACCATGTGTATATGCTCTTGCAGCAATTGAGATTTCTTCACCATGAAAATAATATTCTGGGTTATGCTGAACCTCCTTTGAAAATATGCCAAGTGTGAAACAAAAATGTGCAGAATAAAATCTTGAAGAAACTGGCTGACTTAAATTTTGCCAATTTTTAATAGTATCAGGTAAAAAAAACATTGCACCTTCTGGAATGAATCTATCAAATAGCATTCGCCAAGGTTCTTTTGACCTTGCCTCTGGATCATTATCTGGGTCAAAAGAGGATACATACCCTGTTAATAATGGTTTTGGGTAGCCAGATTTTTGAAGTTGCTTAATCATTTTAATTAAAATATCATCCCAATTTTGTTCAAAACGCATGTGGGAATCAATCTGTAATGTATATTCTTCATTATTATATAATTGTTGAACCATGTTTCTTGCCCAACAAACACCTTTTGTTTCATTATATAATATATCAATAATTTTGAATCTCTTATCTTTTCTCCATTTATCTAATGTGCCAAACTTATCATCTGGGTGGTATTGTCGTGCAATTGCAATAACTAGGTTCTTGGGGTTTTTTGCATTTGAAATTATATCTTCTATGGTTGATTCCAATAAATAATCTCTATAAGATGCAATTTGAACAAATATCTTACTCATTTAAAACATTTAATATATTAATATTAAAGTTTTTTACAATAAAGTAAATATTCTACTTTATGTATGGGTTTATTAAATTATATTTTGTTTTTAATATATTAAAATTATGCCTTATTTGACCAGCATTTAAGGGTTCAACATACATTCTAAATGCCCCCATATCACCTATTAAACTACCCCCAAATTCTTCTTCAAGAGTAATATTTGTGGTTAAACCAGAATATGATGTATTATTTAGTATATCAGTTGGTAATAATTCTGGGTCTTGTATTAGGGTGTTATTTGTACATGAACTTAATGTAAGAGAATCTTTAAGCCCTTGTGTGCCACCCCCAACTGAAATATTGAAGGGGACGCCAATTTGTCTTTCTTTTAGAGTATTTAATGGTCTTGGGATAATTTCCTCAAAATTATCAATGATGAAGAATATTTTACCATTTATGTATATTCTTAAATTTCCATTTCTATATTTTTTTGTATTAATCCATGATTGGTCAAAATTAACAACTTCAATGCTTGCATTTGTTTCACCACTTAATTTTGGTTGTATTAATTCAATGCTTCTATTGGTTGTTGTTGCAGTATATTCCCTTGAGACTAATAATCCTAACCCCCCAAGTTCTTTTAAATCACAATTTTCAATTAGTCTATCTCTAACAAATACTGCGTCAATTTGAACCCAATTTTCATCTTGGATATATGTTGTATTTTTAAATTCATCAAATATTCCTTTTGTTGAGCACCATTGATTTATAGTTGCACCTGATGTTTCGCAAGTTCCTGTTAGGGTGAATGTTTTTACACAAACTATTGGGTTGCCAGAATTACCACTTAACTGAAGTGATAGTGCATTTGAAACAGAATCATATAAGGGATTTGGTTCATTAAATATAACATCTTTATCTGGATTTGTTATTCCTGTGATTGGATATACCTTATTACAAGTTGATGCTGAATATGTGGATGCTGAATAATTTATATCACAATTGCAAGTATCCCAACAAGTTAAGCCAGATGTTGGTCTTGTATATGCACTATATGACACTGGATGTCCATCAGCAAAATGATAAAACTTATTTTCTGCTCTTGCACCTAAATAAAAGAATGTCCCCTTATTTTTTGGATATCTTACATTCAAACCATTTGTATCGCCTGTCCATCTATATTTTAATACAAATTCTGCTGTCCAGCCAAGATTTGGTCTTTCTGGGAATATTTCATAATCATAACCAAATAATCTATAAAATCCTTGATAAAATGAACCATTTAATGATGAATATTTGAGACTTGATGTTGTTCCAGATGTTATATTATAAGAATAACTATTATCATTATATATTCTATTTGTGCTTGTTGTGAACCCTGTTATGGGGTGTAATTTTAATCTTCTATCAAATTTATACCTATTATATATATCATTTGTATTTGTATATAAACCATAATTTATTTCAATGGTTTGACCAGAAATAACATTGGTTAATCCATTATCAATTCCGGTTAATCCAATATCACATATTGAAATTTTATTTTGGTATGTATTTGCTGTTAAATTATAATTTTCTGGATTATAATAATTTTTTGAAACAATAACATCTGTTGATGAATATCCACTTGAATTACCAGAATAGTTAAAATCAAAATTGAATGGCATCCTATTCCCATCATTCTCAGCAATCAAATTTGATGAAAATACAGTTTCCTCATCAAAATTCAACTCATCCGAAGCCAAACTTATATCAATAATTTCATTTACAGGTCTAAATCCAATCTTATTAAAATTATATTGATTAATATTTTGATAACTCATTTATATTATTATTATAATAAATAGTATTTAGTGAATATTTATGAATAAAAGTCAAATGATAAATATTAACGAAGAATATTTTAATTCACCTTATTATTTTTTAATTAGAGAAAAGACTGATAAATATTCACTATATTTCTCAATAAATGGCACATTGTCCGAAGCAAGAGATAATGATGAAGTTGTTCACTTTGATAAAAAAAATATTAAAAAAATAAAAAATCACTTAAATAAAATTGTTAAAACCAAAAGAAAACCAACAACAAAGAAGTTAAAAAAAGAATTGGAAGAATTGGTTGATGATGATGGTTCAATGCTAACATCAAAAATCCCCATATTAAATAATACGCAACATACTCATAGAACAATGGATCAAATTATTCCAGCAACAAGGCAAACAAATGACCCTGTAACTCGTGGATATAGAACATATTATGGTGAGGGGATTGAAGAGATTGATATGTCCAATGCATTTGGCTATGAGGAAACAAAAAATCTTGATGGTAAAAAAACATATAAATATTTGGTTGATAAACTTGATGTTGAACCTGATGAGGCAAAGCAAAGAACAAAAGAATTTGGTAAAGACCCTTCTGGGAAAATAAGCAAAAAGAAAAAGAAAGGGTCTATTGATAAAATGACATTATCTGAGTTCAATAAAATGGTTGAAGATTTGGTTGTATCAAAAAGAAATGGAGATAGTGATTTGCAGTCATCAAAAGATGAAACAAATCCAATTATCAAAAAGAATATTAAAATGTTGAAAACCCAAGCAGAGAAAAACGGATTAAGTATAAATGATTTAATAAAAATGCTAAAAAGTGAATAGTAAACTTTATAATAGACCAATTCCTTTTCCTCCAGAAATGAAACAACATTTAATGATGTGTATGAACTCTATTGGACAAATTCCCCAAGATAGCGAAGGTTATAAAAGGAATAAAGAATTACAAGGGAAAAATACAATATCATATACCCAAATGAAAAGAATAAAAAGTTATTTTGATACTTATAAAGGTGATTTTAAGGATGCTGAATTTATTTTAAATGGTAGTCTTAAAATGAAATATTGGGTTGAACAAACATTAAATCAAATGAGAGCAAATGTTAAAATGACCCAAAGAAATAGAACAAATGCTGGTGAATCAAATCAATTTATTGATTCACATGATAAAGATGATACCAATGTTAGACCATCAGAAACACATAAAAAGGCAACAGAAAGGCATGCTTCCTCAATACCAAAAATAACAGAGGAAATAAATAAAATAAAAAAATTAATAAAATATTAAAATTATGGGAGATGAATTAGCAATTGATTTAAGCCAAAATATTGAAAATAATTTGAGCAAATTTGCAGAAGAGCAAAGAGCAAAGCTATTACCAAAAAATGAATATAAGGATATAGCATTTGAATATTCATCAAAAAATCCAAATGCCCTTGGGGATGGCGATGGAAAAGGTAGGGGCAATGGTATTTTCCTTGATACTCATACACCAACAATTGGAACACAACTAGATGTTACTGAAAGAAAAAGTGAAATAAAAATAAATAAATTTAAGGAAAAAAATCCATATCCAGATTTTAAGAAATGAAATTAACAAATACATTAAAATCATTATTAACAGAAATTGCTTCAATTGAATCAATTGCTTCAGCAATAAAGGGTAGACAAGTCTGTGTCGTTTATTATGATGGTGATGAGCCAGGGGGTAAAGGATTAAGACTAATTGAACCTGTTTGTCTTGGTACAACCAAAGGTGGGAATAGAGCAGTTAGGGCATATGATATTGAAGGGGCTTCACATACTGGTTATTTGGGGAAACAAATTCTACCCGGTTGGAGGATATTTAGATTGGATAAAATAATGTCATTAAATCCATCAGGTGAAGTATTTACAACCCCAAGAGAAGGGTTTAACTTTAATGGGGATAAAACTTTCAGAGGTGGTGTGTGCTTGGTTAAAGCAGAATTTGATGGGGATTATAATACACCAGAAGATGAAATAAATATTACATAAAATACCAAATAAATATTACATAATATGGAAAATGATTTAATGCAAAAACTAATGAAATCCAAAGCAATAATGGATGTTCACAACAAGTTACCAAGAAGTGGTAACGCAATACCAACGGGTGATAATGTTGATTTTTCAATACCAAATGCAAGATATAATATACCTGATGATATACTATCTGAAAATGAAATGACAGCACCAGTTATGCCAATAAGAAATATTGAAACCCCCTCTGAAGATGCAATAAAGAAATCAAGATTGCCAGATGAAATTAAAAGGATTATGCTGGAACATCCAATTGCACAAGTTCAGCAACCTATTGGTAGAAATATTTTAACAGATGAGATGGTTGAAAAAGCATCAAAATTAATGGGCAATAAACCAAAACAAAATATAGTAGAACAAAAACAAGTATCAAACACACAAATAGACGCAGAATATATTAAAAAAATTGTAAAAGAAACAGTTAAATCAACCATTAAAGAAATGGGGTTATTAACAGAAAGTACAGAGAAGTCAGATGAGTTTTTCCAATTTAGGGTGGGGTCACATATTTTTGAAGGTAAAATACAAAAGATTAAAAAAATTAAAAGTTAATTAAATAATTATTTTGTTTGTAAAAAGCAATATGCAATCTCTGCATATTGCTTTTTTTTTTGATTTTATTTATTATATTTAAATATAAAATATAAAAATGAGTAAACAAATAAAAGTTTTAGTAGTCCCATCTGACCGCTCTGGGGTTGGAAAATTCCGCTCAATTGACCCCCATCTTTTCTTACAATCAGAATATTCTGGTGAATTTCACATAGATATTGATTATGAACCCCCAATGGATGATATGAACTTTTGGAAGAATTATGAAATTGTTGCTTTCCATAGAAGTATTGGTCATGATTTTGATAAAGCAAAGAGCCTTATATTAACATTAAATAATATGGGTATAATTACAATTTGTGATATTGATGATTATTGGATGCCAACAAAGGATCACCCAATACATGAGATTATAAAAATTCATAAAATAAATGAAAAAATAATTGAAAATTTAAAAGCAGCAAAATATGTTACAACAACAACAAAATTATATGCAGATTTAATCAAAAAATATAATAAAAATGTTTTTGTGTTTCCAAATGCTATAAATCCAAATGACCCCCAATTTAATGAGCCAACCCTTGAATCTGATAGGGTTAGAGTGGGTTGGCTTGGTGGGTCTAGTCATCAACATGATTTAATGATTTTAGATAAACCATTTAGTTCATTAACAAAATATTCAAATAAATTACAATTTGTATTATGTGGATTTGATACTAGGGGTTCTGTTACTGAAATTAATTCTGAAACAAAAGAGCAAAAGAAAAGAAATATTAAACCAGAAGAAACTGTATGGGCAAGATATGAAGAAATATTTACACAAAAATATTCTACAATAAGTGAGGATTATAAAAAATATTTGTTTAAATTTGTACAAGAACCTTATGATAAAGAAAATAATGAGGCTTATTTAAGAGTGTGGACAAAACCTGTTACTGCATATGCTAAGAATTATGCAAAATTTGACATATCTTTAGCACCAATAAAGAATCACATTTTTAATGAAATGAAGTCGCAATTAAAAGTAATTGAAGCTGGGTTTTATAAAAAAGCATTAATAGCCTCAAACTTTGGTCCTTATACGATTGATTTGAAACATGGATTAGATAGAGGTACTTTTGTAAAGGGGGGGAATGCTTTGCTTGTTGATGCTGATAGGAATGGGGTTGATTGGGCAAAGTATATTGAAAAGTTACTGAAGAATCCCAACTTAGTACAAGACCTTGGAGAAAATTTATATGAAACAGTAAAGGATACATATTCCTTAATTACTGTAACAAAAAATAGAGCAGAATTTTATAAGTCACTAATTAAATAACTACAACATGATAAATGTACCTTTAAACAAAATCTTATTCCTTGACATTGAAACTGTTGGTTGTGAAGCCAGTTTTGATGCCTTAAAAACAAACAAACCTGAATTAGCCTTTCAGTTTGAAAATTATTATGATTGGTTTGAAAAAAGATTTCCAGAGGATGGTGCTGATGGTTTTGATTCTATGTTTCATAATCGTTCAGCACTTGTTTCTGAGTTCCTAAAAATTGCTTGTGTTTCTCTGGCATTTGTTAATGATGATGGGTCAATTAAAATGCAATCATTTTCTGGAAAAGACGAATTGGATATTCTTAAAAAAACCCAAAAGGTTCTTCAAAAAGTTGGCTCATTAAATTATTTCCTTTGTGGCCATAATGTTAAGGGATTTGATATTCCAGTATTGGCTAAGAGAATGATGATTAATGGACTGATGCCCCCAAAGATTTTACCAAGTTTTGATACTAAACCTTGGGAAGTTAAAGCAATAGACACAAAAGACATTTGGCAATATGGTCAATTTGGTTCAATTGCATCTTTAGAGTTAATGTGTGTTAGTCTTGGTATAGAATCATCAAAGAATATGGATGTTACAGGTAATAAAGTACATGACGCATATTGGAATGACAACAATATTGAAGGTATTACAAAATATTGTGAGAGGGATGTTGAGGTTTTAATTGATGTAATTAAGAAACTTTTAATTTTAAAATAAGGTATGAAGGTCTGGGTAAATGGTTGTTTTGACGTTTTACATATTGGGCATATTCATTTGTTAGAATATGCAAAAAGTTTTGGTTATGTATTTGTTGGGTTAGATAGTGATATGAGAGTTAAAGAATTAAAGGGTAATGATAGACCCTTTAATTCTTTGGATGCAAGATTTAAAGTAATGTCCTCTTTAAAATATGTTGATGAAGTAACTTCTTTTGATTCTGATACTGAATTAAAATCAATTTTGGCTTACTATCAACCAGATATAATGATTATTGGAGATGATTATAAGGGGAAAGAAATAATTGGTCAAGAATTTGTTAAAGAGGTTGTTTTCTTTGAAAAAACACCTAATATTAGTACAACTAAAATATTAAATAACAATAAAAACTAAAAAAAATGAGTTTAGGAAATGATTTTGATGATTTATCGCAAGAAGAAATTGAAAGATTGCAAAATCTTATGAATGAACAAGGTGATGATGATGATATTAATGGACTTTTGGAAATGTTTGGCATTTCACCAGAAGAATATGGTACATTATTTGAAACTGCAATGAAGGTAAAAAACCTTGGATATAAAAAAGTACATCCAGATGCAATTGAACCATTTTATAATTATGAAAAAGATTCTGGATTTGACCTCTGTTCAGTAGAAGAAGTTGTATTAAAACCCCTATCTAGGCTAATGGTAAACACGGGGTTGGCCTTTAATATACCAGATGAACATGAAATACAGATTAGACCAAAAAGTGGATTAGCAATCAATTATGGGGTTACTGTATTGAACACACCATCTACTATTGATGGGGGTTATGTTGGGGAAGTTAAGGTAATTTTGTTTAACACATCAAGAGAAGAGTTTCATATTAAGAAAGGAACAAAGATTGCACAAGCAGTATTGTGTCCAGTAATACAAGGCAAATATGTTAATATAGAAAATATTGATGAATTACCCCAAACAGATAGGGGGGATAATGGTTTTGGATCAACAGGAATACAATTATAATAAATTATGGAGTTAGTTTTGATAGGGGCTGGTGGGTGTGCTAATGAGATTAGAGCTGAAATGAAAAATAATATAAAATGTTTTGTTGAAGATACTTTCTTTAATGAAAATAATGATAATATTTATCCTTTATCCAAATTTGATCCAAAAAAATATATTGTTTTAGTTGCAATAGGTGATAGTAAATTAAGAAAAAGTTTAGTTGAAAAATTACCAAAGGAGACTATATATACAAAATATATTAGTCCTTCAGCACAAATTTTAAATAAAAACATTGAATTTGGCGAAGGTAGTATTGTTTGTTCAGGTGTGATTATTACAACTAATTGTAATTTTGGTAAACACACTCATTTAAACATACATACATCAATAGGTCATGATTGTAAAATTGGAGATTATTTTACAACTGCTCCTGGTGCAAGAGTTTCAGGAAATTGTAATATTGGAGATGTTGTTTATTTGGGGACTAATTCTAGTGTAAAACAGAAGATTAATATTTGTGAAGAAGTTGTAATTGGTTCAAATGGTTGTGTAGTGAAAGATATAAATAAACCTGGAACTTATGTTGGAGTTCCTGTAAAAATAATTAAAAATGGCGCAAGGAGTTTATAAAATAACTGAAGACTTTGAGAAAAGTATATGCGATTATACTGGAGCACCTTATGCAATTGCTTTAGACAATATGAGTAATGCTCTTTTTCTTTCATTGTATTATGAAAAAAACATTAAAAAATCATTGGCCACTGATTATGTAGATTGCCCTTCAAGGACATATCCTTCAGTTCCTTGTGAAATAATTCATGCAGGGTTAAAAGTTAATTTTACACCTGTAGAGGGTAACACAACTAAAGGCTCATATAGGTTAAACCCAACAAATGTGATAGATTCTGCCCTAAGATTTACTGCAAATATGTATATACCAGAAACTCACATGTGTGTATCATTCACAGGACCATACAAAACATTGAAATTGAGTAAAGGCGGTGCAATTTTAACAGACAATCTGCATGCTGCTATGTGGTTCAAAAGAGCAAGGTTTAGTGGTAGAAGAGAATGTTCTTATCATGATGATTATTTTGATATGTTAGGTTGGAATTTTTATATGATGCCAGAACTTGCAGCAAGAGGATTATTGATGATGAGTCAATTTTATAACTTGAATGGAACAAAAAAACATAATGAGGATTTGGAATTACCATATCCTGATTTATCTACTTATGAAATTTATAAAAAATAATTTTAAAACATTAAAAAAGTATGAAAGTTGCAAAACTAATAATGTCGTGTGATGATTCATATTACCAAGACTATTGGCCTGTGGTTGCCAAGGTTTGTAAAAAGCAATTAGGAGCAACTCCAGTATTATTTAAAATAGGAGAAAAAGAAACTGATTTTTATTTTGATGGAAACGGATTGGTTAAGGAAGTCAAAGCCCTGCCACAAATTCAAATAAGTATTCAAGCTATATTCTATAGACTATATGGAACTAAGTTTTTTCCAGATGAAGTTTGTCTAATTTCTGACATTGATATGATGTTGTTTAGTTATGACTATTTTCAAAACACAATAAAAGATTTTGATGAGGACAGCATTGTGGTATATTCTAGTGATGCGTATGATTTAGAAAGGAATGATTCTAAAGGATGGTTTGATTCTAATATTTTTGCAATGTGTTATAACGCAGCAAAGGGTAAAATATTTGAAGAAATTTTTAATTTGGAAGGCAGTTTCTCAGATTTTTTTGATCGGTTAAGTAAATTTAAATACAAAAAAATATTAAAGTGGTATGGTGACGAAATATATTTAACCAAAAAAATTGAAGAATTCTCGGATAGGTTTCAGGTACATAAATTAAGACGCGGTTATGAGGAAGGATTTTTTCTTAAAGACAGAATTGAAAAGTGGCATTTTCCAATAGACTATGTTGACAACCAAATGAAATCACTTAACGCACGTGATGGTAGTTATGATGAAAAACTGCTAAAAGAAGGATTTTACTTAGATTGTCATTGTGTAAGACCTTTTGATTTACATGAAAAAGAAATTAATTATGTTGCGGATATGATCACATGTAGACAAAATTTAATCCAAACTATTCCAGGTCAAGATTATAGTACAGTAAATGACAGATGTTTAATTCATAATGGGGATGTAGTGGATATAGGTTGTTTGAATTGGGATTGGAGTAATTTTTTTATTGGGAAGAAAAGAGTAATTGGTGTCGACCCCTTTGAAAATCAAATTAGACACACAGAGCTTTTCAAAGGAGTAATTGGTAAAGAAGATGGCATCATAAAAATGAAAAACAAAGGTATAAACACATCTATGATTAACTCAGAGGATGGGGAAGAGGTAAAAGTTAAAACATGGAAAAATTTTTGTAAAGAATTCTCAATAAACAAAATTTCATTATTGAAAATCAATATTGAAGGTGCAGAATATGATTTATTAGATAGTTTTGATAATCAAGATTTTGAAAATATTGACCAAATAGCTATAAGTTTCCATGATTGGATGATTCCAGAATGGAAATCAAAAACAGAAAAATCTTTAAGTGTTTTAGAATCAAAAAATTTTTCTTTACAAAAAATAAATAATCCTTGGAATTGGTTTTTAGCAACCAAAAAAGAATTCTTAAATGAAAAATATCAAAATAAGAAAAAAAATGAAATCCACATTTCTTTTTTGGATACTCCACAATTAGAGATTAAGGGCAATACGTTAAAAAATTACTATGTTGAATTTTTGGACGAGAATGACAATGTTATTTATTCTTCAGAAATTAAAACAGGTATGTGGACATCTTGTAATAAAAAACACTATAAAAAATGGAAAATTAAGATTAATGGTAAAATTGTCCACGATTTAAACAATACATTCATTCCTTACAATAATGAAGTGATGGTTTACATTGATAATTGCTAGTTTTTTCAATGAAATAAAAAATAATAACAATATGATAACAATAGGATTTTCAACAAGAAAGAGCAATCCAGCATTTATTGAGCAAGTTAAGAAAACAGTTGGCCCAAAAAATGTGGAAATTATTGAGGTAATTAACAATGGTGAAAAATCATTGGCAAAAGTTTATAATGAAATACTAAATAAGGCAAAGAACAACATTGTTGTTCTTTGTCATGATGACATCATTTTTGAAGATAAAGGTTGGGGGAATAAATTAATTAAGCACTTTGATAAAACCAATTTTGGCATATTGGGTATTGCTGGCACAACTAGTATGCCATCATCTGGTATGTGGTGGGAAGAAAGAAATAAGATGCTTGGTATTGTTAACCATAAGCATGAGGGTAAACAATGGGAATCCAAGTATTCAACCTCATTAGGTAATGAGGCAGAAAAGGTGGTAATTGTTGATGGCTTGTTTATGGCAATTCATAAAGATAGAATTAAGAGCAATTTTATTGAAGATTTTGATGGATTTCATTTCTATGATATATCATTTTGTTTTGAAAACTATATGCAAGGGGTTAATATTGGCGTTTTATATAATATAAAAATAACTCACTTATCAATTGGACAAACAAATGAGAAATGGGAAGAAAATAAAATTAAATTTGCTGAAAAGTATGCAGATAACTTGCCAGTTAAATTACCCCATAATGGGAAAAGAAAATTAAATGTTTTAATATCTTGCTTATATTTTAAAAACTTCACAGGATCTGAATTATACGTATATGAGTTAGCTAGAAACTTATTAAATCAAAATTGCAATGTTACTGTTGTTTCAGATATAGGGGGGTCATTAACAAAGATGGCAGCAAATCTTGGAATTAATGTTTTTCACATAAATGAACCCCCAGGTTTTAAATTGGGTGATGGTAAGTGGGGTGTCAATACTGAGGAGGGTTTTAAAGTTAGTGAAGAGAATATGCTATATTCTGTTGCACCAGTTAATTATGATGTGATTCATATTCAGCATAAACCAATTGCTGAAAAAATATGTCAATTATATCCGGGTATCCCAAAACTATATACCATCCACTCAGAGGTTATTTCTGTAGAAGAACCAATATTACATCCATCCATAAAAAAATATGTAGCAATTAGACCTAGTATAGCAGATTATATTGAAAATGATTTTAGGATTCCATTGGAAGATATTTCAGTTATATATAACCCAATTGATGAGAATAGATTTAATTTAAATAAATCATCAAATGATAATTATGTTTTATTTGTTGGAACAATTGATTATTTAAGAGAGAAAACAATAAGAGACTTAGTTATTTATACCAAAGAAAAAAATCTTGAACTTTGGTTGGTTGGAGATAGTTCATCAAATTACTTATCTGAATTATTAAATGATTCTCATGTTAAACATTTTAAATCAACTTGGAACATTGAAAAATATACAAAAAAATGTGTTGAAACTGCTGGTATAATGTTAGGTAGAACAACAATTGAAGGCTGGATGTGTGGAAAAGGTGGTTGGATTTATGAAGTTAATGATATTGGAGATATTTTGAGTAAAGAATTTCACTTACCCCCAAATCAAGAGGAGTTGGAGGACAAATATTTTGGTTCAACAGTTGCAAAACAAATAAAGGATGAATATATTAAAATAATATAATGAAGATATTGGTAAAATTTCCAACAAGGAATAGAAAAATTAAATTTTTTAATGTTTTAAAAATATACCAAACTCTTGCAAATAATTTGGATAATATGTTGTTTTTAATAACAATTGATGAGGATGATATCGAAATGAACAATTCTGATTGTTTGGAAATTTTATCAACTTTTAAAAATTGCAAGGTTGTGGTTGGTCAAAGTTCTTCAAAAGTACATGCAGTTAATAGAGATATGGACTATGCAAAAGATTGGGATATTTTGCTTTTAGCATCAGATGATATGATTCCCCAAATTAAAGGATATGATGAAATTATCATTAATAAAATGAAAGATATATATCCTAATACAGATGGGGTTCTGTGGTTTAATGATGGGTTTAAAAAGAGTGAATTAAATACAATTTGTATTTTGGGCAAAAGATATTATGAAAAATTTAATTACATTTATTATCCTGGATATAAATCAACATGGTGTGATAATGAATTTATGAGTGTTGCAAATTTATTAGGTAAGCAAACATATTTTGATGATGTCATCATAAAACATGAACACCCAGATTGGGGATTTGGAAAACAAGATGAAATTCATAAAAAAAATTATCAAGATTTAAATTATGATACAAATCTTTACAATAACAGAAAAAAAATTAATTTTGAATTATGAATAAAGTAATATCTTTTAGTCTTTGGGGAGACAATCCAAAATATACTTTAGGTGCAATTAAAAATGCTGAATTGTCAAAAACAATTTACCCAGATTGGGTCTGTAGGTTTTATTGTGGGAAATCAGTGCCAGAAGATATTGTTGAAAAATTATCAACATTTGATAATGTTGAAATTGTTAAAATGCTAGATGAAGGTGATTGGACTAGTATGTTTTGGAGATTTTATGCTTGTGAAGACTCAGATATAATGATATCAAGAGATACTGATAGCAGAGTATCAATTAGAGAGAAATTAGCAGTAGATGAATGGCTAAAATCCAATAAAGATTTCCATATTATGAGAGATCACCCTTACCACAACGCACTAATAATGGGTGGTATGTGGGGATGCAGAAATAAAATATTAAAAAATATTAAAAATTTAATTAATGAATATGTTAAGGGTGATTTTTGGCAAATTGACCAAAATTTCCTAAAAGATATTATTTACAATAAAGTTAAAGAAAATTCTTTTGTTCATGATTCATATTTTACTTTAGAAAAAAATACAGTTAAATTTCCTAATAATAGAATGAATAATGAATTTGTTGGCGATGTTTTTGATGAGAATGAAAATAGACATCCTAAATTTTATTTAGAAATTTATTAAAGAATTATGAAATTAACAATTTTAATTTGTGTGCATAGTATAAATGAATTTTATGATATGTTATTGAATAAATCAATAAATTCATTGGTTAATCAAACTTATAAAAATTTTAAAACTATTATTGTTTTAGATGAATGTTGGGATTATACTCAAAAAATGATTGAATTAGCAAATTACAATTTAGATTTAACCATATTAAAAAAAGATAAAAAACAAGGATTATCATATGCTAAAGAATTTGGTTTAAAGCATGTTGAAACTGAATGGGTTGGATTTTTGGATGGCGATGATTTATATTTACCAGACAAACTTGAAAAGCAACTTCACTACATAGAAAATAATGAAATTGATTTTTTAGGAACACATGCTTGGAATATTACTGGAATAAATGATGATAATTTATTGCCAAGTTGTTTTGATGTTAATGACAATATAACTCATTTAGATATTTTTAATAAAATTTTTAGTGAGAATGTATTAACTCATGGTTCTATGTTAGTTAGAAAAAATGCATTATTAGAATTAGGTGGATATAGAGATATTAAAGGTATGGAGGATTGGGATTTATGGCAAAGAGCCATTAATAATGGGTATAAGTTTTATCAAATACCTGAAAGATTATATATTTATAGATTAAATACTAGTATTATTAGATAATATGAATAAAATTAAAATTTTATTTTACTCACATACCATAGACTATGGGGGTACTTGGAGGTCACATGAAAGAATATTATTAAATTTAAACCTTGATTTATTTGATGTATACGTTTGTTATAATCCTAACCAAGACAATAATCGGTTAAATTTTTTAAAAACAAAACTAAACAATTCTCAACTAATACCTTTTGAGGCGTCAACAGATAAATTAGGCCCGGATATGGGTTATCCTTATAGAGAAAATAATTTTACCAAAATAGTTAAATCATATAATTTTGACATAATTCATTTTGCAAGAAGTGGATATTTTGAATGGCCGTTTAATCAAAGAATTTGCCCAATTCAAATTGAAACAAATATATTTGGTGGTAAGGATTTTTCTGAATTTTTAGATTGTTCTGTAACAATTAGTAATAAGGTAACAGAGATTAGAAATGGTTCTGATTATATGATTTACAACCCAATTCCTTTTCCGTTAAATTCAAAGGATAATTTAAAATTAGAATATAATATCCCTAAAGATTATTTTGTATTTGGTAGAACGGGTAGAAAAGATAATTTTCATCCAATAGCTTTAAATTCATTAAAAAAAATAAAAGATAATGGTTATAAATTTAAATACATTATAATTGGCGCATGTTGTCAAACTATAAATTTAATTAATAGTTTAGAATTAAATAATAATTGTATAATTATTGACCCAACAAATGATGATGAATTAATACATAAATTCCATAATACTATTGATATGTTTTTACACTATAGAAGTGATGGAGAAACATTTGGAACTGCAATAGCACAATCTATGATTTATGGTAAACCAATTATTTCTCATTTTGCTGGATATAATGCTCAAGATGAAATTATAAAAGATGGTGGATTTGTATGTAAAAATGAAAACGAATATGTAGAATCTATTACAAACCTTTGTAATGACAAAGAATTATATAAAACAATGTCCTATAATGCAAAAAACAGGGCAATAGATTTTGAAGAAAAAAAAATAACATTAGAATGGGAAACTTTATATCAAAAATTATATGATAATAGATAATATAATTAAAACTAAAGTAGATTGGTTTGAAATATATACTTTCAAAAATGATGGTATTGGTGGGGATATAATTAACGGAAAAATTTGGGAAAAACATATTATTGAATTTTTAAAAACTAATTTAGATAGTGACTCAACCTTTATAGACGTTGGAAGTAATTATGGGTGGCATTCAATAATTGCCTCTAAGTATTGTAATATAGTTTATAGTTTTGAACCTCAAAAAATTATGTTTGATATCCAAACATTATCAATTAATGATAACAACATTAAAAACATAATTGTATATAATTTTGGATTAGGTAATGAAAATATTGTATCTAAAATGAATCAAATTAATTACAATTCTCCTTGGATTAATATTGGTGATTTAAGTGTTGGTGCTGGTGGTGAAGAAATTAATATAAAAACAATTGATAGTTTAGATTTACCAAAAATAGATTTTATTAAAATTGATGTTCAGGGATATGAAAAATTTGTGTTAGAAGGTGGGGTTGAGACAATAAAGAAAGATAAACCAACATTGATTGTAGAGTTAGAAAATTTTCAATTAACCAAATTTGGATATGATGATTCCAATATTTTTAAATTACTTAAAGATATTGGATACATTCCTTTTTATTTAGAATATGATTATCCTTCTGACCATATTTTTGTACATAAAGACAATATTGAATTGTTTACTCAAAAAAATAATATCCAACCATTAACCGAAGGGAATCACTTAAATAATAATTTAATAAATGGGGTTATCAATAAAATTATAACAAATTATTAATATGTTAAAAATACTTTTAATACAAGAGAATGGCAGACATAATGAAAATAGACATTTTAGAGAATGTTTTTGTTTACAAAGAGCATTTATTAAGTTAAATCAAGAATGTGATGTTTGGGGTTTAGGTCACAATAATTTTAATGATAATATAGATTATGAATCATATGATTTAATAATAAATTTAGAAAATTATAATGAGACAGGATGGGTTCCAAATTTATCTAAAGTTAAAACAACAAAATTTTTATGGAGTATTGATGCGCATGTAAAAGGGGAAGAAGGGTATATAAAAGAATATAATAGAGGTAATTATGACATTTTATTACACTCAACTAAAGATTATGTTAATAAAGATTATAAGATTTGGTTTCCAAACTCATTTGATGATACATTAATCTCTCCAAGAAATGCTGCTAAAAAATGTGACCTTGGGTTTTGTGGTAACTTACTTAATAGAAACAACTATATAGATTTATTATCAAGTAATTTTAGTTTTATATTTGATAATTTTGTTATTGGTGACTCTATGGTTAATGCAATAAATTCCTACAAAATACATTGGAATTGTAACTTATCAAATGATATTAATTATAGAAGTTTTGAGACCATAGGATGTGGCATACCCTTAGTGACTAACTATAATTACCAGTATGAAGAATTGGGTTTTATTGATGGTGTAAATGTTATGATGTATAAAGATAATAATGAAATGATTTTAAAAATAAAACAATTACTATCTAATGATAAATTAAGAGAGTCTATTGGTAAATCTGGATTGGAGTTGTCAAAAAAGCATACATATGAAAAAAGATGTGAAACTTTAATAAATCTATATACCACAAAAATATGAATTTTATAACTACAAATCATCAAGGTGGGATATGTAATGTTATGTTTAAATTATCTGCATCAATTAGTTTGGCTTTGGATAATAATGTTGATTATATTTTTTCAAATGAATTTTTAAGACCAATTAGTACTGAGACGCCAAAACCAGGGTTTGACCCTGATTATAGTGTTTATAAAGATAATTTATTACGTAATATTACTTTTATAGAGAAATTACTATTACCATATAGAGTACATGTAGAACCTATAACATTTAATTATGGGCAAATAAAATATAACATAGGTGAAAATTTATTAATTGAAGGTTATTTTCAGAGTGAAAAATATTTTATAAATAATAAAGATTATATTATCAATCTTTTTAAACCAACTATAAATATTAAACAAATTATTTTGGAAAGATTACCAAATGTTCAAAATTCAGTTTCAATTCATATTAGAAGAGGTGATTATTTATCATCATCTAATTACCATCCACAACAATCTATAGAGTATTATATGTCAGCTATTAATTTGATTGGTCTTGATAGAAATTACTTAATATTTAGTGATGATTTAAATGGTGTTAAAAGTATGTTTGATTTTTTACCTAATAAAGAATTTGTTAGTTTGGGCAAAGATTATTTAGATTTATACTCAATGAGTATGTGTGAACACAATATAATATGTAATAGTACTTTTGGTTGGTGGGGTGCTTATTTAAATGAAAATAAAGATAAAAAAATAATTGGACCTAATAATTGGTTTGGACCCTCAGCGTCACATCTAAACTCTTCTGACATATTACTTGATAATTGGATTAAAATTTAAAAAATGAAAAAGATATATTCAAAAATTAATGAAACTAAACTACTACACATAATAGTTAGAAAAAATGAAATAACCCCAGGAAGAGAAGATATAATATCTGGGGATAACTTTATCCAATGTTCAAAATTAAATTTAACTAAGGGTACAACATTTAAACCACATAAACATATTTGGAAAGAAAGAACTAGAAATGTAATTGCACAAGAAAGTTGGGTGGTATTACAAGGGAGCGTCAAATGTATATTTTACGATATTGATGATTCAATTTTAACAACAGAAATTTTATATTTTGGTGATGCATCATTTACATTAGAAGGTGGGCATAATTATGAAATATTAGAAGATAACACATTAGTATATGAATATAAAACAGGTCCTTATGAAGGACAAGAATTTGATAAAACTTTTATTTTATGAGACAAGACATTACAAGTTTAAATAAGTGGTTTGGGGATAATGGTGATTATACCCATAACATAAATTATGAATTAAATAACAATTCAATTGTTATTGATTTAGGGGGGTATTATGGGTTATGGATTGATGAAATTTTAAAAAAAAATAACCCATATGTTCCTAATATAATATTAGTTGAACCTGTCCCAGACTTTTATAATCATTTAGTTACAAAATATGAAAATTATAAAAAAATAAAAGTAATGAATGTAGGTGTATCTACAGATAAAAATGAGGCAACTAAATCTTTATATTTGTCAAATGATGGCTCATCAACAAATTTTAATACAAATGGTAATTCTGTAATCCAAATTAAAACCTTACCTATTGATAAAATACTTTCAGATAATAACATTAATCAAGTAGATTTACTTCAGATTAATATTGAGGGCGATGAATATGCATTAATGGAATATATGATTGAAAGTAAAATTATTAATAAATTTAAAAATATACAAATACAGTTTCATTTAGGTATTGAAAATGATATAGAAAGAAGAATTAATATTCAAAAAAACTTAATTTATAATGGATTTGAAAATAAATTTGATTATCCTTTTGTTTGGGAGTCATGGGAAAAAAATAAAATGTAATTATCCAAGAAAGTTGGGTATTAGTATATGAATATAAAACAGATTTCTGCAAAAGGTAAGAATTAGATAAAACATTTCTATAAATGAAGAGTGATAAAGTAACAATAATTGGTACTGGGTCTTATCTACCTAATAGGGTTGTGAGTAATAGTGAACTATGTAAAAACATAGACACAACACCAGAATGGGTTGAACAAAAATTAGGTATTTTAGAAAGAAGATTTATTGCTGATGAGAAAACTTCTGATTTAGCTTACTATGCTGCCATAAATGCTTTAGAATCGGCTAACATAAATAAAGAAGATTTAGATTTAATTATAGTAGTTACTTCTAGTCCTGATCAAATATCACCATCAACTGCATGTGTTTTACATAATAAATTAGATATTGAAAAAAATGTACCATCATTTGATATTAATGCAGTTTGTGCTGGGTTTGTCTATGCTATGTCATTTGCATCAACATTAATTAGTACTGGTATATATAAAAATATATTAATTGTTGCTAGTGAAACATATTCTAAACATACTAACTTAAATAATCGTCATTGTGTATTTTTTGGCGATGGTGCTGGAGCTGTAGTTTTAGGACCCTCAGATAATAGTTGGATGGTAAGTGAAATATTGTCTAATGGTAAAGGTACTGGTATGACAGGTTTTAGAATGCCATTAGATAAACCATTTGAAATGGTAGGCAAAGAAGTTTGGGAACAAGCAACTAAAGTATTACCTGAATCAATTAAAAGTGTTTTAAAAGAAGCTAATTTAACAGCTGATGATATTAATATGTTAGTACCACATCAACCTAGTATTAATATATTAAAGTTGGTTGCAAAAGATGTTGGTTTACCAATGCATAAAGTAAAAACAATAATGGATAAATATGGTAATATTGCAGGTGCATCAATACCAATTGCTTTAGATGATGCAATTAAATCAGGTGAAATAACTTATGGTGATAATATATTATTATCAGCTGTTGGTGCTGGTTGGGCTTGGGGTTCAATGATAATTAAGTATAATCAATGATTATGAAAAAAATAGTTGTTTTTGGTGGAAAAGGTGGTCTTGGAACTAAATTAGTACCATTTCTTAAAAAAAAATATGAAGTAATTGATTTAAGTAGTAAAGACGTTGATGTAACAAACCCAAAAGAAGTAAATAATTTTTTTAATGAAAATCAAGTAGATATTGTTTTAAATATGTCAGGTAAAAAATATGATGTATTTTTAAATAGTATTACTGAGGATGATTATAAAGAAATTGATGATATGTTGAATGTAAACATAAAAGGTAATATAAATATACTTTCTGGATGCTTACCAAATATGATTAAAAATAAATGGGGTAGAGTGATATCAATATCTTCAATTTTTTCTGAAATGAATGTACCTAAAAATTCATTATATTGTGCATCAAAAGCTTTTTTGGATAGATTAATTTCGGTTGCTAATAAAGAAAATATAAAACATGGAATAACATGTAATACAATACAACTAGGATATTGGGATGGTGGAATGGGTGATAGAGTTGAATCTAAATATCAAGATATTGCAAAAGAAAAAATAGGTTTAAAAAGGTTTGGTAAAACTGAAGAATTATATAATACTATTGATTATATTATAGAAAATGAATATTTTTGTGGTGGTAATTTAAAAATAAATGGTGGATTATAAATATAAAAAATGAAAAAATTAAAAAAAGTGGGGAAAGATGTTAGGGTTAGTAATTTAGCAATAATATCAAGACCTGAATTAGTTGAAATAGGTAATCATGTAGCAATTGATATGTGGACTTATATATCAACTCAAGCAATATTGGGGGATTATATTCATATTGCACCAAGTGTTTCAATTATAGGTGGTGCGCCAGCATTAATTGTTATGGAAGATTTTACTAACATTGGTTCTGGAAGTAGAATTGTCTGCGCAAGTGATGATTTTACTCAAGGATTAATATCGCCTGTTGTTCCATTAGAACATCGAATGGTCATAAATAAACCAGTAATATTTAAAAGATACTCTACTTTAGGTGTTAATTGTACTGTTTTACCTGGTGTAACATTAGGTGAAGGGTCAATAGTTGGAGCTGGGTCTGTTGTTACTAAAGATACAGAACCTTGGACAGTATATGCTGGATCACCAGCAAAACCAATCAAAACGAGAGATTCAAAACAAATATTAGAAAGTGCTAAAAAACTTATGAACTATGAATAATTTTAAACCATCAAACAACTCATTAGACATTCCATGGATTGAATCACCATTTTTTCACGAATTATTGGATGATTCAGGGCTAACCAATAAACAAAAAGAAAATTGTAAATTTTATAATGAAAATGGTTATCTTATTATTGATTTAGAATTAACTGATGATGATATATTACCAATAGTAAATGACACGTATAGTGCACTAAATAATGAAAATACTACATATCATGCTGACCACTTTCAATATACAGAAAGTAAAAGAATATTTGAACATTGGAAAAAAAGTGACTCAATTGCTAATTTAACAATACACCCTAAAATTATTAATACTCTTAGTTATTTATATGGAAAAACGCCATTTCCATTTTCAACTATTAATTTTATTAAAGGTAGTAATCAACCACTACATAGTGATACAATACATTTTCACACAATACCACATCTTTGGATGGTTGGTGTGTGGGTAGCATTTGAAGATGTTGATGAAACTAATGGCACTTTAAAAATAATACCGGGTAGTCATAAATGGCCAGTATATGAATACCATAATCTTAATTTACCTCACCCTGATACTATTGAAAATGGGGAATCTAATAATTATAAAATATATGAAGATTTTTTAATTGAATTAATAAAAAGTAAAAAAGCCTCTGAAAAAAACGTAAGTTTAAAAAAAGGACAAGCTTTAATATGGGCTTCAAATATGTTGCATGGTGGCTGTAATGTTGAAGGTGTTACAGATTTTAATAAAACTAGATTAACTCAAGCCAATCATTATTTTTTTGAGGGGTGTGCCAAACATTACCATCCAATGTTTTCAAGACCGTTAGAAGGTCAATACGCACTTAAATGGTGTGATGATAACAACAATATTAAAACCTATTTAAATGATAAAAAATGAATTTTGAAGTAGTTTCAACTTTTGAAAATAAAATATCAGAGTTTTTTGGTTCTTCTTATGCAGTTGCTGTTGATAGTTGTACACATGGGTTAGAATTATGTTTAAGATATGTTAAAGAAACCAAAATTAATGTACCTACAAGAACATATTTGTCTGTACCATTTTTGGCAGAAAAAATAGGTATAGAACTAGAATGGAGATATGAAGATTGGGAAAATTATTATACACTTAATTATGGTGATAAAAGAATTATTGATGCAGCAGTATTGTGGAAAAAAAATAGTTATATTCCCAACACATTTATGTGTGTTAGTTTTCAATATCAAAAACATCTTTCATTAGGTAGAGGGGGTATTATTTTACTTGATAATGAAATTGATTATATTTCATTAAAGAAAATGTCTTATGATGGAAGATTACCTAACATACCGTGGAGAGACCAAGATATAGACACTCTTGGATTTCATTATTATATGACACCTGAGATTGCACAATTAGGACTAAATAAATTACAAGATGCAATCAATACCCCACCAAGGCAATGGGTAGTTACTGATTGGCCTGATTTAACTAAAATGAAAATTTTTAAAAAATAATATGAAAAAAGCATTTATTACAGGAATTAATGGGCAAGATGGCTCATACTTATCAGAATATTTATTGTCTTTAGGATATGAAGTTTATGGCATTGTTAGAAGAAATTCAGTACCTGAACACCAACAAAGCCGTATTGAATCCATAAAAGATAGAATGTATGTTTATTATGGGGATGTTTTAGACCAAACAAATTTACAAAAATTATTAGATAAAATACAACCTGATGAAATATATAATTTAGCAGCACAAAGTCATGTTAGAATAAGTTTTGATATACCAGAATTTACATTACAAACAAATTCAAATGGTGTTTTAAATATGTTAGAAGCCTATAGAAGAAGTTGTCCAAATGCTAAATTTTATCAAGCATCATCATCAGAAATGTTTGGAAACTCTGTTGATAGTGATGGCTTTCAACGAGAAACAACACCAATGATACCAGTATCACCATATGGGTGTTCTAAATTATCTGCATATTCATTAGTTAGAAGTTACAGAAGGGGTTATGGATTACATGCTGTAAATGGAATACTATTCAATCATGAATCCCCAAGAAGGGGATCCAATTTTGTAACAAGCAAAGTTATTAAAACTGCTCTTGAAATAAAACATGGATTAGCAAATAAACTAGTCATTGGCAATATGGATTCATATAGAGATTGGGGTCATTCTAAAGATTATGTAAAAGCAATGCACTTATTATTAAACCACAATACACCAGATGATTATGTTGTATCAACAATGAAAACTCATTCAGTTAGAGAAATGATTGATTATGTATTTACTAAACTAGAACTTGATTATAATCTATATGTTGTCCAAGACCAAGAATTTATGAGACCTGAAGAATTAAAATATCTTAAAGGTGATTCTACTAAAATTAGAAAAGAATTTGGTTGGAAGCCAGAATATACTTTTGAAATGTTAATGGATGAAATGATTGAGCATTGGGATGAACAAGTTAGGATTACTAAAATGATTAATAATAAAAAATATTAGTTTATATGCTAAAATTGTTAGTAACTGGTGGATATGGTTTAGTTGGTTCACATATTAAATCAGATATTAAGATTGGAAGTGAAATTGATTTAACAAACCCCCACCTTACATATGAAGCCTTTGAAAAGCATAAACCAACACATATTATTCATTGTGCTGGTAAAGTTGGTGGACTTGGGGGTAATATGAAGTATAAGGGTGAATATTTCTATGATAACATTATGATAAACACAAATGTTATAGAATCAGCAAGGAAGGTTGGAGTTGAAAATTTGGTTTGTTTCTTATCCACTTGTGTATTTCCAGATAATATTGATTACCCCCTAACTGAAAAGAAGATACATTTGGGTGAGCCTCATTCATCAAATTATCCCTATGCTTATGCCAAGAGAATGGCAGATATACAAATTAGGGCATATAGAGAACAATATGGGTTAAATTATAAATCAGTAATACCAACAAACATATATGGTTCTAATGATAATTTCTCATTAGAGCATGGTCATGTTATTCCTATGTTAATTCATAAATTATTTTTGGCAAAAGAAACAAAAACTGATTTTATTGTTTGGGGATCTGGTAAACCATTAAGAGAATTTATTTATGTTAAAGATGTTGCAAGATTAAGTGAATGGGTTTTAAATAATTACAATGAATCTGAACCAATTATTTTGAGTCCCTCATCTGAAATTAGTATAAGAGATTTGGTTGACTTATTGGTAAATTATTTTAACTTTAAGGGTAAGGTAATATTTGATGATTCTAAACCTGATGGACAATTTAGAAAGCCATCTGATAATAGCAAATTGATGTCATATTTACCAGATTTTAAATTCACCCCAATTGAGGAGGGGTTGAAGGAAACAGTTGAGTGGTTTATTGAAAATTATACTTATGCAAGAAAATAAAATAGCATTGATATCTGGGATAAATGGTCAAGATGGATCATACTTAGCAGAATTATTGATTGAGAAAGGATATGAAGTTCATGGAACATTGAAAAGAAATTCAGTTGCAGAAAATCAAACATCAAGATTGGATAATATATATGATAAGTTAAAATTACATTATGCTGATTTGACTGACTTATCATCATTAATTAGAGTAATACAAGATGTTAGACCTAATGAGATATATAATTTGGCAGCACAATCTCATGTAAGAATATCATTTGACCAACCCATTTACACAGCAAATGCAACTGGACTTGGCGTTTTAAACTTACTTGAAGCGGTTAAACTTGTAGATAAGTCAATTAAAATATACCAGGCATCATCATCTGAAATGTTTGGTAATTCAATTGATGCTGATGGATTTCAAAGGGAAACAACGCCTTTAAATCCGGTATCACCCTATGGTTGTTCAAAAGTATTTGGGTATAATATTGCAAGAAATTATAGAAATTCATATGGTATGTTTATATCAAATGGGATTTTATTTAATCACGAATCCCCAAGAAGGGGGACAAACTTTGTAACAAACAAGGTGGTTAAACAAGCAGTTAAAATAAAATTGGGATTAGCTAATTCATTAAGTTTGGGTAATTTGGATGCTACAAGGGACTGGGGACACGCAAAAGATTATGTGGAGGCAATGTGGTCAATATTGCAATTAGATAATCCTGATGACTTTGTGTGTGCCACAGGGGTATCCCATTCTGTTAGAGAATTGTGTGAATATGTTTTTTCATACTTGGGGTTAAATTATATGGATTATGTAAAACAAGATGAAAAATTTTATAGACCAGAAGAACTATATGATTTAAAAGGAGATGCAACAAAATTAAGGAAAACAATTAACTGGCAACCAAAATATACATTTGAAACAATGCTTGATGAAATGATAGAATATTGGTTACATAAATTTAATGATGAAAATTTGACTACTAAATTCTAGTTCCTATTATTTATTATTAAATAAAAACAACTTAATGACGAGAAGAAGATTTGTGAAAAAAGAAGATGAGGTTGAGTTAGCTCCCCAATCTAGGAAAAGCCAAATTTGTAGTTTACTTAAAAAGAAAACAAAAGAAAAATTCCTAAATGACAATCAAGTGGTTTATTATGACAAATTGTTAAATAACCAAATTACAATTTGCATTGGTCCTGCTGGAACTGGAAAGAGTTATATGTCTATGAAAGCAGCCATTGACTTACTTGCAGACCCCAGCAATACATATGACAAGTTGGTGATTGTTAAACCAGCAGTTGAAGCAGAAGAGAAACTAGGGGCGTTACCTGGAAATGTAAATGAGAAGATGGATCCATATATTTATCCATCATTTTATTTAATTAACAAAATAATTGGCAAAAATATCCGTGAGAAATTAATGGATATGGAGGTTATTGAGGTTATGGCTCTTGCTTATATGAGGGGTTTAAACATTGACAACACCATCTTGGTATTAGAAGAGGCACAAAATACCACACCAAATCAAATGAAATTACTATTGACAAGAATAGGTTTTAATACTAAATTCTTTATATCTGGAGATTTGGAACAAACTGATAGATATAAAGACAAGAGGGGAACTGGATTATATGATGCTATGGAAAGATTACAAGGCATCTCAGATATTGCTCACCATGAATTTTATAGTGAGGATATTGTTAGAAACCCCATCATAAGCAAAATTTTAAAAAAGTATGACAATAGCAATTGATTTAAATGGAATATTAAGGGACACTCTTGGGAAGATAGAACAAGTTTATGATAAGTTTTATGTTGCAAATGAAGATAATGAATCAGAATTTAAATATGAAATAAATTACCCAATTGATTCCTTAAATCTTTTAAATCATTTTAAATTTCCATTGGATGATGATTTGTATAATTTTTTATACATTGAACATCCAATGGAGATATTTGGGCATGCAGCATCTGTTGAATATACAGGGATGAATGATTTGAATGATTTTTATTTGGATATGAGAGATAATCATGAGATTATTATTGTTTCCGATGAAATTGGAAAATCAAAGCCAGCAACATTGTTCTTTTTATCAAAATTTTCTTGTTTGATTGAAAATATCAAATTTTATAGCGAACAAACAAAAAATGAGATGATTAAACCAATAGATGTTTTACTTACGGCTAATCCTAACCTATTATTAGATGTGCCAAACAATTTGGTTATAATTAAGTATGAACAAGAATACAATAAAAATATTAAAACCAAACATAGCATAAATAAACTAAGAGAATTTAAAGACAAAATTTTAGAACTATGTTAAAAATTTTAGGAGAACATTATTATGTTGATTTAGATATTGTTGAAAAGTATGTTGATATGACAGAAGTTGCATCAATAGAAATAACAGGTACAACAGATACAAAAATAAATATTATAAAATATGAACTTGTAAAACTAATGTTAGATGTTATTCTAACAGAGAATGATGACATTGATGAAAAACTTGGATTAAGTTCAGGTAATAACTTGACTCTACCATTTAAATTGGCATTTAATACATTATTAAACAAAAAGATAATAAACAAATATTAACATGAATGATATTAAACCAAAAATTGAAAATTCTTTAAATATCTTAAAAGATAAGAAATCAAGGATTTATTTTGTGGCTCAAGACACAAAAGGAAATGCTAGGGCATCCATAAAATATATATACGATGTGGCATTATCATTAAAAGATAACGGCTTCAATCCTATTATATTACACGAAAAGAAAGATTATTCAGGTGTTGCTTCTTGGCTTGACGAAAGTTATATGACCTCATTACCCCACCGTTCAATTGAGGGGGAGAATTTGGAAATTAGTCCAGAAGATTTTATTGTACTTCCAGAAATATATGGATTTATTATGGAACAAATAAAAGATTTGCCTTGTGGTAAAATTGTATTGATGCAATCTTACTCTTATGTTTTAGATACATTACAACCAGGGCAAAGTTGGCCTTCATTAGGATTTTTAAAATGTATAACAACTTCTGAAAAACAAAAGGATGAACTAGATTCATATATGAAGAAAATGTCTTATGACATTATTACCCCAGTAATTTCAGATTTATTTGATAAACCAAAAGTACCCCCAATGCCAATTATTGCTGTTCACACAAGAGAGCAGACTGATACAATTAATATTGTTAAACAATTTTATTTAAAATACCCCCAATTTAGGTGGTTCACATTTAGGGATATGAGGGGTCTTAGCCAAAGTGAATTTGCTAATTCTTTAAAGAATTGTTTTTTAAGCGTTTGGATTGATGATATTAGTGGTTTTGGAACATATCCATTAGAATCTATGGCTTGTGGTATTCCAGTTATTGGTAGAATACCAGATTTAATACCTGAATGGATGAATGATAAAAACGGCATTTGGATACAAGACAAATTAAAAATGGTTGATTATATTGCCGAATTTATTCAGAATTGGTTGGAAGACAGTATAACACCTGAACTATATGAAGAGATAGAAAAGACATCTAATATGTATAAAGATAAGGATAAATTCACATCAACAGTTATCAATTGTTTTAATTCATATTTTGATAATAGAATAAACGCATTTCAAGAGCAACTAAACAAATTATAAAATGAGCAAAAAATTATCACTATCAATTATATTACCAATTAAATCATCAAAAGTTAAAGACTTTGATATGTTTTTCACCAAAGCAATTGCGTCATTGGAGAAACAAGAAAATGATTTTGATGAATTGGTTATTATCCATACAAAAGAAGATTCTCTTGTTAAATATTTAAATGAATATGATTTTAAATCTATTAATGTTAAAAAATTAGCTTGGGATTCTGAACCAAATTATTGTGAGCAAATTAATTATGGCGTTGAAAACGCTTCATCAGAATGGATTTCATTATTTGAATTTGATGATGAGTATTCAAATATTTGGTTTAAGAATTTTAAAAAGTATGCAGAAGTTTATCCTGAATATGGGGCATTTTTACCTGTTGTTGTTGATGTTGATGCAAAAGAAACATTTGCTGGTTTTACAAATGAAGCAACATTTGCGGCAAATTTCACCCAAGAAATGGGAGTTTTAACAAATGACATCCTACAAGAATATCAAAATTTTCAAACTTCTGGAATTATTTTGAAAAAGGATATATTTATTAGCACAGGTGGATTTAAGCCATCAATAAAATTAACATTTAGTTATGAATTTTTATTGAGGTTAACTTATAATTCAACATCAGTTATGACAATACCAAGATTGGGATATAAACATACCAATTTAAGGGAGGGGTCAATATTTTGGAATTATAAGTATGATGATAATAAAATTACTGAAGATGAAGTTAAATTTTGGCTTCAAACTGCTAAAAAAGAATATTTTTTTACAACTGATAGAAAAATAAAGTACGAAATTCAAAATTCTTAATGACAACCCAAACTATTGATGTAATAGATGATACTAAGAAAACAAAGAAAACCCCAAAAGAAAACTATTTTGACATAAGGGAAGAAAAGGCTGTTGTAGATTTTCTAACAGCAAATACTTTACATGAAAAAAACAAAATATACAACCAATTTCTTAGAAAGCCTTTAGATAAAATGATATCGTCAATAATTAGACGATACAGGTTATATAGAAAAGATATGGACTTCAATGAGATTCATACTGATGTTCATTCTTTTCTTATGACCAAAGTAGATAAATTTAAACCATCCAAAAATAAAAAAGCATATTCATACTTTGGTACGATATGTAAAAATTATTTGATGGGTCAAATATTAAAAGACCAAAAAGAAACCAACAGAAAGGTATCTTATGAAGATATTTCAGCATCAATAGAAGAACGCCCAGATATGTTATATAACATAGATGATGATGTGGTTGATTTAGATTTAATTATTGTTGAATATACTATTAAACTAAAAGATTTTGTTGAAACCCAATCTTTAACTGATAATGAAAGAAAATTAGGATTAGCATTAATAGATGTTTTTGAAAAATATGAAACAATATTTACAGCAACAGATAATTCAAAGTTTAATAAAAATTTAATTTTGTTGTCATTGCGTGAAATGACAAACTTAACAACTAAAGAGATTCGAGTTTCGTTAAAGAAATTTAAATCTCTTTATATTTTTATTATAAATAAAATTGTTTAATTATGGCTAGACCAGTTAAAAAAGAAATTTCTTTTAATAAGGAATCAATTCTAAATCTAATGCAAGAAATATACAATGAACTTGTTGAGCAGAGGACAACTGCCATTAGAATACAAAACAAAATGCTAACAATGTTAAAGGATCCAGAAGATATGACAATGATTGGACCTGTTATTGAAAAGCAACAAAAAATTATTAATGAGTGTGTTGAAAAAAAATTAAGTTTATCTAAATTACAATCAAGTATCTGGGAAAAAATGAGTAAAGATGAAACATCTTATTCATTTGCAGATTTGGATGAAACTGTATTAGAAAATTTATTAAATAAAGACATAAATAATGATTTAACAAATAATTACACATTAAAGTAATGGTATGCCAAATTTAATTAATGAATATAAGAACATTAGCAAAAAAATTGATGCATATACAACTTACTTAGATAGTAACAATGCGTCAAAAACAGCTAGAAGACAGAGTGAAATCTTTTTTGATAAAGTTGTTTCTAATGTAAGTAATTCAATTAATATAAATAAAGCCCCAAGCAATTTAAAGACCAATAAAGCCCCCTCTGTTTTTGAACAAATAATTAGTTATATAAAAAAAATAGATGGTGAGGGATTGGATACTAATAACAAATTATTAAAGACATTTTCAGATATTACAGTTAAAAACCTTTCAGAAATAAAAAAAATATTATCTGATGAGGCAATTAAATTATTAGGTTGTAGAGATGACCAAACATTTCCAGTTATACCTAAAAATGAATATATTAAGCCATCATTTAAAATGGACAAAAAATCAAAAGTTTTTGTCCCTATTAAGAATTTAGATTTATTTGGTAATTTAACAAAAAGTCCAGATTCTACATCTGGTATATTTTTTTATGAAAATCTAAAAAACACCACAATAGGTCAAAACATTACAAATGATAAATATAAAGGATATGGTGGCAATTTAGGGTTTTCATTTAATCGTGAGTTATATGAGCGATTAAGTAATGAGAAAGAAACTTTTTATCAAAAATATGGTACAAATTATAAAGGATATTCTGGATTGGATTTATTTGATTTTTCATATGAAACAAAAAATGATTTAGATGTAGATGGGGATTTTATTGCGGTTGCTTTGTTGGGGGATGGTGATAATACATTTAATTCTTATAGTAAATTTATATTTGATTATTACGATACATTAGACATCATTGATTTTAATAATATTATAAAAAACATATTTAGTTATCTTATTGATGGTGCAGATATTACAGAAAGTAGTACAGAAACAGACATAAAGGAGAAAAGTAAATTTATGTTATTAATTGAAAGATTTTGTAATAAATGTATTGACAATAGTGAAGAAATAAATGTTAGTGGCATTTCTAAAATATCAGAACTAGATAATGATACTGATGATTTTTTCACATTTTCTGAAATTGATTTAAGAAAAATAGATAGGAATATAAATAATTATCAAAATAAAATAATTGATTATGAGAGTTGTGGGGTATTAAATCAGCCAATTGATTATGAGATTATAAGAGATTTTGCAAAAGATATTATTGATACATTTGATGGATTATCTGAACAAGAAAAAAGTAATGCAATAAATGAGGGAATATTAAGTATATTACAAAATAATAATTTACAAAATAATAATGCAACTTTATTTTCTTTTGTTAAAGCAACCATTGAATCTATTATTAGCCCAAAATTATTATTTCCAATAATGGTGTTGGGTCAAGTTATTGAAGGGACAATTAATGATAAATATAATGAACTAAAAGACCAAGCTGAAAAAAATTTAAATGAGGCTAAAAGTAATTTATCATATGCAAAAGAAGTAATTGGGAGTGCTGAAATATTTGCAAAAAAATATAAAGTTTATATTCAAAATGTTACCAAAAAAATATTGGAATTATTCTTAAAAGAATTATTTAACATATTGAAGGGTAAATTAAAAAAGATGGTGTCAAAAGTGGTTGGAGGTATTTTTGAAAAATACACCAACAAACAAAAAAGAATAATACTTGCATTGACTTCATCTTTATTTGGTATATTATCAATTAAGGTTGATTTAAAAAAATGTAAAAGTGTAATTGAATCTATTGGACAAATATTAAATTCAATTAATGTTTTAAGTAAAAGAGCAATTATACCAATACCAGCACCATTATTACTTGGTGCTCAATTTTTACCTGGGTATTCAAGTGAACGAGCTAAAATAAATGTTATTTCTGAAATGCAAAATTTGGGTTTAAAAACTGAAAACTTGTTAGATGGTTCACCAAATAGAGTTTTATTGTTTGCTGAATCACTTATAAATGGCATGGATTCTGAAGAAATTACAAATGGTGCAGTTGATGGTTTTATTGACCCCCTATTAACAGGAAGGGTTTTTGCTAAAAAAAGACATGGTTAATATGAAAAATAATGAAAATATTATTGAATTCTGTAAGGATATTAAAAATAAAAGTAATAGTGAAATTATTAATGTTTTGGATAGTTTGACTGAGGAATTTAATGAAACAAAAAATATAGTTATCAATCTGACTTATAAATTAGATGAGATTGAGGGGGCTTATTCTAAAATTTTAGAAGAATATAATTCAAGAAATAATTATGGACAATAGAGTACTATTTCCAGCGGAGATAATTGATATTGAAGACCCATTAGGATTAAATAGGGTTAGGGCTAGGGTTGATTCAGATAGAAATGATGATATATTAAATTCAATTAGTAACCCAAATTTTAATGAAAAAACAGACATCTGGGGGGATAGGGATCCTTTCATATTTAAACCATTATTGCCTTATTATATAAATGCTCCCTTGAGTGCTGGAGAAAGAATATTGGTTATTTATGCAAATAAAGATTTTAAGTTTGATAATCAATATTATATTCAATCTGATTTTAATTCTCCTATGCGAGCGGATTCTAATACTGTGACAGAATCTCGTATATTAACTGGTTCAGGTAGAAGATTTAAAAGAACATTAACATTAAAAAATCTTGATGGTTCATATAGGAAATCAAAAGTTAAAGGCATATTTGTTGAACCTAATGATACTGGTATTATTGGTAGGGGATCATCTGACATTTTAGTTAAAGAGGATGATGTTATAATTAGGGCAGGTAAATACAAGGGGTCAATGAATCCAAATGAGTTTCCTACACCAAATTATAATAGGTCATTTGTTCAAGTATCACAGTTTAAATCAAGGAAAGTAAAAAATCCCCCAGAAGTTATTGAACTTGAAAGAGAAAAAACATTAGGAACAAAATTCTTGATTGAATGGGTTATCCAAAATCCTGATGCTACAAATGATAAATTTGATGGATTTATTAATTTATATAATTTAATTCAAAATGAAAGAGTAGCTATTAAAAATTTGGATATTAATAGTACTATTGATGATTTAAAAATATTTAGATGTAGGGTTAAGTTTAATCAATTAAGTAAAGAAAATACAATTAAATTTATTAATGATTTTATTCAAAAATGCAATTCAGGTGTAAAACTTGATGATGGAACACAATTATTTTTTGAAAATGAAATAAAATTCCCAATATTTTTTAGACCAGGATATTCAACTTATTTAAGATTGAGTGGAACATTTTTATCTAAAACACCATCTACAAATGTTATTGACATATATAATGAAATAAAGTTTGATAAATTTTCAAATAAAAGGGGTTCAGGATTTATTTATTCAAAAGATAGTACAATTGTTCCTACTTTTACTGAAAGTGGTGTTGTTATTGGTAATACAATAATAAACGAAGAAAATTCATCTGCTTTAATTGGTGCTGACACAATTTATTTATTAAGCCACAATACTACTCCTTCACCTAACAAATCCAAAATTGATTTAACAGATACTTTATATGGTATTGATAATGATAAAATTGTTGATAGTATTGACCCCAATACATCTTCAATTATTAGGGGAGAAGAACTTCTTGAATTGATTAATTTAATCATTAGATTTTTGGTTACACATGCACATCCATTTCCCGGGGAGGCACCAGTTTCTGTTACAGAAGATGGATCAACAATTCAAAATCTATTACGTGAGTTTTCACTTGCAACAACAAAAATATTAAACAAAAAAATTAGGATTAATTGATATTTATTAAATAAAAAAATGTCAATTCATCTATCTTATTTTAATAGAAACAACACTTTAATTGCAAATTCAAAAATAAATACAGGTAGAAACCCTGTTATTGAATTAACTTATGGTGCAACAGATTACTTAATCCCAGCATATGGACCAACAAGGCTAATTTTTGATTTAGATTTAGAACCTCTAATTGATAAAGTTAATGATGATATCATTTTTAGCGGTTCATTGTCAAGTGTCACACATACATTAGTCTTAAAAAATTCAGCATCTTTTGATGAATCCTTATTAAATGGGAAAATGCCAAATCAAAAACGTAGAGCATCTTCCTTTGATTTGGTTTTATTTAGAATTCCATTGAGTAGTGGTAGCACAGGGTATGTTCAAAATTGGGATGAAGGTGTAGGTTATGATTATACAGATTATTCAAAAAACTTAAATTCAGGGTCAGGGGCGAAATATCCCCTAGTTATAAAGAATGATAATTCATTTGCATCAACCCCCTCAAATTGGTATAATGCTCAAACATTAAGCGGATGGACTGAACCTGGTATTTATAACAATAAAAATACGGGAAATGTTAATTATAGCGGATTGACCATTCTTGATACCAAACATTTTGAATTTGGTAATGAAGATGTTTCATTTAACATGACAAATGAAATAAACGCCATTTTAAGCGGTTCTACCACATCTTATTCTGGTTGGGGCATTGCTTATACCCCATCTTATGAAAATGCAACAGGGTTAACGGAAAGCTATTCTGTTGGCTTTTTTTCAAGGCACACCCAGACATTTTATGAACCTTATCTATTAACAACTTATGATGATTTGATTAAGGATGATAGAAATAATTTTGTTAAGAATAGGGTAAATAAATTATATCTTTATGTAACAGATGAAGATTCGTATTCAAATTTGGATAACAATCCAATTGTTAATATATTTGACAATGATGGGAATGTTGTTACTGGTTGCACAAACTTATCAACAAAATTAATTACCAAGGGTGTGTATGAGGTATCTGTACCAAATGTATTTAGTGGATATACAGCACCTATGGTATTTACTGATGTTTGGAGTGGGATGACCTTAAATGGAATTACATTACCCAATGTTGAAAATGAATTTGTATTATATGATGTAAATAATCGAATTAAAACTGGAACAAAGACAACAGAAAGTGAAACATATAATTTTGATTTCTATAACATTATGCAAGGGGAAAAAATACTCAATACTGATGTTAGAAAGATTGGGGTTATAATTAAAAAAGCATATAGCACAAGTGAATTATTAACAAACATTAAAGGATTTTATCGTGTTTATGTTAAGGAGGGGGAAACCCAAGTTCAAGTTCAAGATTGGACAGAATTTAACAGAACACCAAATGAATATTATTTTAATTTTGACACAAGAGATAAAATACCAAATAAATATTTTGTTGATTTAAAGGTTCAAATTGCTGGGGAGATTACCACTTATAAAAAACAATTGCACTTTTTTATTATAAATAAAAAATAATTAGATAATGGAAAAAGAAACATTAAAAAGAATATTTGAATTCCTTGAAGAGAAAGGAGAACATAGAGCACCATTTAAATGGAAAATATTAAATAATGAGCCAATAACCAAAGAAGATTTAGATGTTATAGGTAATTTGTGGTTTTATGAAACAACAATAACCTCATTACCAGAAGGTTTGAAAGTTGGTGGTAATTTCGATTTAAGAAGATCAAAAATAACCTCATTGCCAGAAGGTTTGAAAGTTGGGGGTAATTTGAATTTAGGTTCAACAAAAATAACATCATTACCTGAAGGATTGGAAGTTGGTGGTGATTTGTTTTCATCTAATACAGATATAACCTTGCTACCAAAAGGATTGAAAGTTGGTAGGGATTTGTATTTAAATAATACAAAAATAACTTCATTACCAGAAGGATTGAAAGTTGGAGGGCATTTAGTTTTAAATAATACAAAAATAACTTCATTACCAGAAGGACTTGAAGTTAGGAAAGATTTGGTGTTATTTGGTTGTAAAAATATACAATCATTGCCAGAAGGTTTAAAAGTTGGTGGTGATTTGGATTTAAGACTAACAGATTTAACCTCATTACCAAAAGGATTGAAAGTTTATGGATCTATAATGTTGAATCTTTCCCATTTAGATGAAATTAGTAATTATAGATTAAGAAAGATGATTCAACCTGGATTTATAAAAGGAAAAATAGTTAGATAATGGAAAAAGAAACAATTGAAAAAATACTTGATTTTCTTGAAGAAAAGGAAGGGGTAATACCTAAAAATAATTTAAGGTGGAAGTTATTATTTAATAAACCATTAACAAAAGATGAATTAAATATAAAAGATGATTTGAATTTAATGTACTCAAGTATAGAATCATTACCAGAAGGGTTAAAAGTTGAGGGGGACTTAATTTTAACATTTTCAAGAATACAATCATTACCAGAAGGATTAAAAGTTGGGAAGCATTTGTTTTTAGCATATTCAAAAATAACCTCATTACCAAAAGGATTGAAAGTTGGTGGTAATTTGCATTTAAATTATACATCCATTAGTTCATTACCTAATGACTTAAAAATTAGGGGTTTTTTGGATTTATATTCTTGCAAAGATTTAATTTCACTACCAGAAGGATTAAAAGTTGGTAAATATTTGAATTTAAAAGATACAAAAATAACATCATTACCAAAAGGGTTAGAAGTTAGGGGGGTATTGTATATAGAAAATACCCCATTACGAAAATACACAGATGGACAATTAAGAGAAATGGTTTATCCTGGATTTATAAAAGAAAAAATATCAAGATTGTGAAAGAAGAAACATTAAAAAGAATACTTGAATTCCTTGAGAAGGAAGAAAATAGAAAAAAACCTTTTGCTTATAAAGTAAAAAATAATGAACCCTTAACAGAAAAAGATTTAAATATTGAAGGTAATTTGGATTTATCAAATTTTAAAATAACTTCATTACCAGAAGGATTGAAAGTTGGGCGTGTTTTAGATTTAACAGACTCAGATATAAAAACATTACCAGAAGGATTGGAAGTTGAGGGTAATTTATGGTTAGCTGGGTGTTGGGGTTTAACCTCATTACCAAAAGACTTGAAAGTTGGGGGTAGTTTATATATTTACAGAACAAAATTTACAGAAATTTCAGACAATGAATTATTGAATATGATAAAGCCAAATGGTTATATAGGAGAAATAATAGGAAATATGTAGATAATGGAAAATAAAACATTTAAAAAAATACTTGATTTTCTTGAAAAGGAAGAAAATAAAATGCCCCGAGATAAAGGTAGTTTTAAATGGAAGGTTATATTTAATGAATTAACATATGATGAATTAAATATTAATGGTAATTTGGAATTATCATATACAAAAGTAACATCATTACCAGAAGGATTAAGAGTTAAGGGTTGGGTTAATTTAATGGGTTGTTCGGCAATAGTCTCATTACCAGAAGGGTTAGAAGTTGGGGATTATTTATCTTTAGCAAGTTCAAATATAGAATCACTACCAAAAGGATTGAAAGTTGGTGGTAATTTGAATTTAAGGAACTCAAAAATAAAAAATATACCTGATGATATTGAAATTGGTGGTTCTTTGTATTTGCAGAAAACAAAAATAACTTCATTACCAAAAGGATTGATAATTAAGGGTTATTTAGTTTTAAATAGTAATGATAGTTTATCCAAATTTTCTAATGCTGAATTAAAAGAAATGGTTAAACCTGGATTTATAAAAGGAATATTAAGAGAGTAATGGAAATAGAAACATTAAAAAAAATAATTGAATTCCTTGAGAAAGAGGAAAATAGACCAAAACCTTTTGCTTATAAAGTAAAAATTAATCACCCATTTACAGAAGATGAATTAAATTTTGATGGGGATTTAATTTTAAATCATTCAGCAATAACCTCATTACCAGAGGGATTGAGAGTTCAAGGTGATTTGTCATTATTTGCATCAGCAATAAAAACATTACCAGAAGGGCTATATGTTAAGGGTAGTTTGGATGTATCACATACATATATTGAATCATTACCAGACAATTTATATGTTGGGGGTGATTTATGGTTTAAATATTCAAATATAGGAGAAATACCAAAAAATTTATACGTTGGTGGTGAATTAGATATAGAAGAGACCCCCCTCGCCAAAAAATATACAGATGGTGAAATAAGAAGAAATAAAAATTTAAATAATGGTTCATTTAAAGGAAATATAATTAGATAATGGAAAAAGAAACATTAAAAAGAATATTTGATTTCCTTGAAGAAAATGATGATATCAAAACACCATTTTTATGGAAATGGGTAAATAATGAACTAACAAAAGAGGATTTAAATATAAAAGGCAATTTAAATTTGGAATTTACAACTATAACCTCATTACCTAATGGGATGAGAGTTGAAGGTAAATTGTGGTTGTTGGGATCAGAAATAAACTCATTACCAGAAGGGTTATATGTTAAGGATAGTTTTAACTTATCCCATACAAATATAGAATCATTACCAGACAATTTATATGTTGGGGGTGATTTGTATTTTAGACATTCAGATATAGAAGAAATCCCAAAAAATTTATATGTTGGTGGTAATTTATATATAGGAGAATCCTTCCTTGCCAAAAAATATACAGATGCTGAAATAAGAAGAAATAAAAATTTAAATAATGGTTCATTTAAAGGAAATATAATTAGATAATGGAAAAAGAAACACTAAAAAATATACTTGATTTTCTTGAAAAAGAAGACAATAAAAAACATAAAAACAAAGGAACTTTAAGGTGGAAATTTATGTTTAATGAACCATTAACAAAAGAAGATTTAATTGTTAGAGGCGATTTGGATATATCTGGCATAAATATACAACATTTACCAAAAGGGTTAAAAGTTATAGGAAATGCTGATTTTCGGTTCTCAAGTTTAAAAACATTCCCAGAAAAATTATTTGTTGAGGGTGATTTGAATTTTGAATGGACAAGTTTCAAATCCTTGCCAGGTGATTTATATGTTGGTCGCGATTTAGATTTAACATATTCAGATATAGAAACATTATCAAAAGGTTTAAAAGTTGAACGTAATTTACATATTGTAAAAACTCCATTAGCAAAACTTTCAGATGAAAAAATAAGAGAAATGGTTGAACCAGATGGGTTTATAAATGGTAAAATAATTAGATAATGGAAAAAGAAGCAATAAAAAATATATTTGATTTCCTTGAAAAGAAAGAAAATAAAAAACATAAAGATAGGGATAGCATTATTTGGAAATTAAAATTTGATGAACCAATAACAGAAGAAGAGTTAAATGTAAAAGGTAATTTGGATTTATCATATTCAAAAATAACCTCATTACCAGATGGGTTGAAAGTTGGTGGTTATTTGATTTTAAATTATTCATCTATTAAATCATTACCTGATAACTTAAAAGTTGGGGGTCGTTTAGATTTAGAAGGTTGTGAAGATTTAATTTCACTGCCAAGAGGATTAGAACTTGGAGCGTCTTTATATTTAGAAAATTCCACAAATTTAATATCTTTACCAAAAGGATTGAAAGTTGCGCATAATTTAGATTTAGAAAATTGCACAAGTTTAACATCCTTGCCAGAAGGATTGGAAGTTGGCCGTGATTTGTATTTAGAAAATTGCACAAGTTTAACATCATTACCAAAAGGGTTGAAAGTTAGGGGGATTTTAATTATAAGTGGATCACCATTAGTAAAATTTTCTGATGAAGAATTAAGAAATATGGTTAAACCTGGATTTATAAAGGAGCAAATAATTAGATAATGGAAAAAGAAGCAATAAAAAATATATTTGATTTCCTTGAAAAGAAAGAAAACAAAAAACATAAAGATAGAGATACCTTTATTTGGAAATTAAAACTTGGTGATCCCCTAACAAAAGAAGATTTAATTGTTAATGGTGATTTAGATTTAACAGATTCAACTTTAAAATCATTACCAGATAATTTGGAAGTTAAAGGTAGAATGATTACTAGATTTTCAAAAATAGAAGAATTACCAAAAGGGTTAAAAGTTGATGGTTCTCTGGAGTTATCGCATTCAATTATAAAAAACATACCAAATGATATTAAAATTGGTGCTTCTTTGTATTTGCATAATACAAAAATAACTTCATTACCAGAAGGGCTAGTAATTGACCTTTGGTTATCAATAATGGATACACCAATAAAAAGATTACCAAAAGGATTGGAAGTTAATGGATATTTAGCCGTGAGTGTTGGAGATAGTTTAGACAAATTTTCAGATGCTGAATTAAGAGAAATGGTTAAACCTGGGCGTATAGGTAGAATAATTAGGATATAACCACATACAATTTAACCACAACAGCAGATTTTAATAAAGATGACATAGTAATAGGCTAAAACAAAAAGTCCCTTAAAATCAAAATATGAGAGCCATAATCAAAATAAAGAATAATGATATTTATAATAAAAAATAAGATATGATACATCCAGTAATTAAAAAAATTGTTAAGAATGCAATAAATGAGCAAGCAACAGAAAATTATATGTTTTTTGGAAACTTAAAACAAATTAAAAGACAATGTGAATTATTGCTTGAATTTCAACCTGATGAAATTAATGAATTGTTGACCAATGGCCATGATTGGGCTGATGACCATGTGACAGTTGCAAAAGAAAACTTGGATCAAGTTTTTGATTTTATGATGAATGAATTTGAAAATAGGGATAGCCAGAACATAACAGAAGCAAAGGAAAAAAAGAATAAACCAACAAATCCCAAGTTATGGAGTCAATGTTTGAGTTGGGCAAGGTCTAGGTATAAAGTATGCCCAAGCGCATATTGTAATGGTGCTGCGGCAAAAAGGTATAAGAAATTGGGTGGAAAGTGGAAGAAAGGATAGATAATGGAAAAAGAAACATTAAAGAAGATATTTAAATTTCTTGAAAAGAATGATGAAATAAGAGCACCATTATTATGGAAATGGTCAAGTGGTGAACCATTAACAGAAGATGATTTGCATATTAAAGGTGATTTGGATTTTTCAGATTCAGGGATAGAAACATTGCCAGATAATTTATATGTTGAAGGTGACTTGTATTTACAATTTTCTGATATTAAATCATTACCAAAAGGATTGAAAGTTGGGAGACATTTAGATTTATCAAACACAAGAATAACTTCTATGCCAGAAGGATTAGAAGTTGGGGTTGATTTGGATTTATCCTACTCTGAAATAGCATCATTACCAAAAGGATTGAAAGTTGGGCAAAATTTGTTTATTGGTGGAACACCATTAGCAAAATTTTCAGATGATGAATTAATAAAAATGGTTGAGCCTAGTTTTTTAAATAGATATATATATAGATAATGGAAAAAGAAACATTAAAGAAGATATTTAATTTCCTTGAAAAGAAGGATAATAGGAATACGCCACTTAGGTGGAAATGGTCAAATGGTTTTCCATTCACAGAAGATGATTTACATGTTAAAGGTGATTTGAATTTATCAGATTTAGAGATAGAAGAATTGCCAGAAGGATTGAAAGTTGAAGGTGATTTGTTTTTACAAAATTCAGATATTAAATCATTACCAGAAGGATTGGAAGTTGGAGGGCATTTAGTTTTAAATTATACAGAAATAAGAAAATTACCAAAAGGATTAAAAGTTAAATTAGATTTGGATTTATCATATACACAAATACAATCATTACCAAAAGGATTAAAAATTGAAGGTGAATTAAATTTAAATACCACCCCATATTTGGAATCATTACCAGAAGGAATGGAAGTTGGTATATTATCTTTGGAGGATTCAGAGATAGGATTTTTACCAAAAGGATTAAAAGTTAATAGATTGTTAGATTTAATGCGTTGCAAAAATTTAACTTCATTACCAAAAGGGTTGGAGGTTTATGGTAATTTGGCCATTCACGACTCTGGGTTAGCAAAATTTTCAGATAATGAATTAAGAAAAATGGTTAAACCAGGATTTATACTTGGAAATATAGAAAGATAATGGAAAAAGAAACACTAAAAAAGATATTTACATTCCTTGAAGAAGAAGAAAATAAGGATAAACCATTTATGTGGAAATTAATGAATAATGAACCATTAACAGATGAAGAGTTATTTGTTGAAGGGGATTTGGATTTAACAGAAACAGATATTGAATCATTACCAGATGGATTGAACGTTGAGGATATTTTAAGTTTATATGGTTGTAAAAATATACAATCATTACCAGAAGGATTAAAAGTTGGGGAGGATTTGGATTTGGGACATTCAAATATAACATCATTACCAAAAGGGTTGAAAGTTTGGGGTCGTTTGTTTATTAAAAATACACCATTAACAAAATATTCAACTGAGGAATTAAGGCAAATGGTTAATCCTGGATATATAAATAATATAATTAGATAATGGAAAAAGAAACACTAAAGAATATATTTAATTTTATTGAAAAGTTAGATGGTACAAAAATTCCATTTTTATGGAAAATAACAAATGGTTCACCATTAACAAAAGAAGATTTAATTGTTAATGATGATTTGGATTTATCAAATTTTAAAATAACTTCATTACCAGAAGGATTGAAAGTTAGTGGCAATTTGAATTTAGATTATTCAAAAATAACTTCATTACCAGAAGACTTGGAAGTTGGGGGCGAGTTATCTTTAGAACATTCAAATATAAAATCATTACCAGAACTATTGAAAGTTGGGGGTGATTTGGATTTATATGGCTGTGAAAAACTTGAATCATTACCAGAAGGATTAAAAGTTAATGGTACATTATATTTAAATCATTGTTACAAATTACAATCATTACCAAAAGGATTGAAAGTTGATGATGGAATAAACATAACTTACACAAAATTAACCAAATACACTGAAAATCAATTAAAAAAAATGGTTAAACCTGGATATATTAAAGGTATTATATTAAATGAGGATCCTGATTGGGATGAAACAGAATTTGCTATTTAATTCAACTTGTAGTATATTTGTAATAAAAAAACTATGAACATTAAATCTTGGTTGACCCCCCTAGTTAATTCATTTAAAGAAAACATCTTGGCATTAACTGACCCAACAGAGGATGAAGTTAGGTGTAAAAATATTATCTTTAAAATGCTGGACAATCCAGATGCCAAACTTGCTTATTCATCAAAATCGCCAGAAAGATTAATTTATCTTGAAGATGAGAATATCTTTATCATTATATATGATAGAGAAATTCATATGATTTATGAATATGAACTTTTCAAGTTTTTTATTAATCACCATCAAACACATATTGATATTATCAGCAGGTTTGATGATAAGATGCAATCAAAATTTGATACCTTTTATGAGTTGTCAAATTATCTAAAAGAAAACTTTTTAATTAAGGTTGAAGCCTTTTAGGTTAACAAAGATATGATAATATCATATAAATTTAAAAACATTATGAGCAAAATAAAAATTCTTATAACTCCTAATCAAGCAGATGAAATTTCAAATAAACTAAAAAAAACATCAGCTTCAGAAAAAGGTACAGACTTTGAAAACTATATTTTTGAACTATTCAAAAAAACAGATTTGTTTTCTGATTTAACCAAAAAAACTATTGATAAAAATAAATTTATAAATATTGATTCAAAAACTTCTTATGGTGAGGAAAGAAAAACAATAAAAAAATTATTTATACAATTAATGGGAAAATTTAAAAATATGAAACCCCAAACAACACTAAAGGGTGATTATTTAATTCAAATTAATGGGGAGGATGAAGTATTTGATGCAAAAAATTATGATAGCATTATTCCTATATTTAAATTCCCTGAAATTGAAGGGTTATCCCCTAAATCTTTTATGAAGGGTAGCGACTCAAACATAAAATACCCTACTTTTTATTATCTAAAAAACCATGCTACTATTCTTTATAATTTTTTATTCCCTAGTAACAATACTAAAAAAAATGAAGCCAAAGCAATTATTGAAACTGAATTTACAACAAAAAAACAAATAACTGAAATAACAAAAGATGAATTTATTGCAATATTTAGGATGACTGAATTAGGTTATGCTTGGAAAGAATTTAATATAATACCCAAGAGGAATTTTATTATAAAAAGTGGTAAAAAAATACAATATAAATTTGCTTCTTTTGATGAAATACCAAATAATAATGTTATAGTTGATTTACTTACACAAAATGGTTACTTGTATCTTTTTTTCACCCAAAATGATAATATTTTATTTATATTATCACAAAGGGTTTCTGGACAAGGAAATTGTTCATTTATTAATTTAGATTATGTTCATTTAGTAAATGAAGTTAATGCTAATGATTATGAATTAAAAACTCTTCAATAATTCTTATTAAACTTTCCTTTGTAACCATTGTTGGTTTATTGCCCGTTCCAGATTTTGGATTCTTTTTTTCAGCCGCTCTTTTCTTTGTACAAGCTGACTTCTTTTCAGCATCACTCATCTTACTAGCAACACCAGCCGCCTTACATTTAGGATATGCACCCTTATCATCAGATTCTCTGCCACAGGGGGGGTGCTTACCATTTGAATCTTTTCTACATATATTAACCCAAGGACCTTTGGGTTGATTGCTACCTTTTGGTTTTTTCTTATCACCAAACCAAACTCTTAAATCTTCATTAAAAAATGATGGCTTATTTTCCATAAAATTTTTATTAATAAATATATGCAAATAAAAAAAGGGTTGCAAAAAAATGCAACCCTTCCTATTATATCAATATAAAATTGATTATCTTAACTCTTGTAAGTCAAATGTTCTAACACCATCAACCGTAATTCTACCGTAGAAACGGTTGTTAACTAGTTTTTTAGCATATCTTGTCATTATACCTTTAATTGGTGTAAAGTTGAATGGATTATACATTGTTGGTGTTAATTGTAATGGTACATATGGTGCATAGATATAACCAGTGTCTAATAATGATGTTCCTTTGTGTCCCATTAACACTTGGTTTGCTGGGAAGTAAGGGTCACGATATACTTGGTAACGACCTGCTAATGTACCAACTCTTTCAATACCCATGTTGTATTGGTCTTGGTCAGGAGATGCATTTGATACGTGGAAGTATTCCAAATCATCAAAAATTGCACTAACTTCAGAAGAAACAACAATCCAGTTTGCACCACCTCTCAATGTTGATTTGTGGATTTGTGCTGATACTTGGTTAATAGTTGTGATTAATGTTTGATTCCAGTCTTTCTGTGTGTAAGGGATAGCGTTTGTACCCAATCTCTTCCAACCATTGTAATCCCAACGTAAATTCCAAGCAGCACCTTTTCTAAGGTCTCTTAAAATTTCTCTATCAATCTCAGCTGCAATTTGCTCTGATAATAAAGCAGTTAATTCTGCTTCAGCATCAATGTTATGGAATGCAGCAACGTCTTGTGCCATTTCTGGTGACCATTGTGCTCTTAACTTTCTTTCTGTAACTGAAACAGTAACTGATTGTAAATCAAAAGAAACCTCACCAATTTTATCTTCAAATTCTAAACTCTTGTAAATTCTATAAGTTGCTGTAAAGTCAGTTGCGGCTGTACCTGAAATTGATGTTGTGAAACCTGTGTAACCATCTAATGAATCTGCACCAACTGTTGCAGGTCTTTGTAAATCAACTTCAAGATAAACAACACCAGCAGGTGTTGATAAATCATTGTATGATCCACCTCCTGTTCTACTACTAGGGAAAGTTATTGTATTCTCAGAACCATATTGAACAAGCCCTTTTGCATATTTCTGTGTAACAACTCTAAACAATAATGGATTGCCAAGTCCAGATGCTGTTGTAACACCAGAGAATGCACCACCTGCTGATGTACTTGCATAAACAGTCAAACCAGCCAAGAAACTTTCATTATCCATTGGATGACCATCAGGTCCAATTAATTTACCTTCACCATCAGATCCAAAACCTGTCAAAGCTAGTATAACTCTTCTATAATTACCTGCTGAATAACCTGAAGTAACTAATGAACCATCACTCCAAACAACTGTAGTACCTGTTGCAGTAACTGCACTATATTGTCCTTTTGAATAATCATAAAGACCTTCTGGGTTTAAGCTTGGCTCATTACCTTCATAAAATCTATCATATAAATTTTTTCCACTACCATAACCAGTAGTTGGTGTTTGAGTATCTGCTGCACCTGGAGCACCATATGGTGAATAGTGTGCACCAGAATTTGCTTCTTGGATTTGAGGTACAAAGAAGAACAGTTTACCAATTGGTAAATTCATTGCCTGTACAGATACAATATCATTAGCCAATAATTTAGAGAATACTCTCCTAACGATTGGGAAAACAACTGTTTCAAACGCACCAGTATCAGATGTACTAGCCGCTTCGTTAATAAGATATGATGCTTGGTTTTCATATAACTGTGCAACATTCTCTTTTAAATGACCTTTTAAGCCTTCAAGGAATCCTAATTTATTCCATTTGTTAATTGTATCTTCTTTGATAACTTTTAGGTGTTTCAACCCAATATTACCAACAAGACCTGATTCTAATAATGCTCCCATTTTCTATTTTTTTTTATTTAATTTATTAACCTAATTTACCCATCAAATCCTTCATCCTCAAAAATTGAGGATTTTCATAAGTTTTTGATTCAATTAAGTTAGCTGATGAACCTGTTGACGCAACATTTGAAATCTTACGGTTAACAGACTCATTTAAAGACGAATTTGAATCTTTTGATAATTCATTGTTAATAGCAGAATACAAGTTTTTAGATTCTTGTAATGTCTGAATATTATCAAATCGTCTTAAAATGTTTATTTTTTCTTTTTTAGTAGTTGAGTGTTCAGTAAACAATCTTGTTGCATATGCTAAATTAGCATTGAAAACTGCAACATCATTTAGTTTCTCTCTAAAAATGTTTAATGATTTTTTATAATCATTATTTGTTTGTTTTAATTCAGAAACTTGGTTTTCCAGAGCCTCTAAATGTAAATTTCTATTTGGTGTTACGCCTTTTCTAAGACCTCTACCTGCTTTACTTCCCATTCCGTAAGTTCTTGATGCTTCTTTGGTTTCTTGTTTTTTACCAGTTGTAACTTTTTTCATTTTCCCATCAACATTTGCTGCGGATTTGTCATAGTTAAATTTGGCTTTACCTGTTCCCATTTTTTTAGGACCCTCTTTCATTTTTTCATTAAAACCGTTTTTAGCCATCTTGTACTTAAATTTGGAAGTCTTTTTAGCCTCACCTAAATAATTATAATTCTCTCCAACATTACCATCGCCACCATTTAAACAACCTTTTTCTTTCAAGTAATCATACACATCAGAAATAGTTGCTTTTGGATTTTTGGCTAAATAATCTGAAGTGCTAAAATTAGAACAATCAAAATCTTCATCATCTTCCATTTCATAATCATCATCTTCCATTTCATAATCCTCATCTTCCATCTCATAACCATCATCTTCTACATCAAACTCTTCTTCGTCTTCCATTTCTATTTCATAAATAACATTGCTATGTTTATTTGCTTTTTCAAAAATTTTATCAATTGTTGATTGCGTATCATCTTCTTCTAACTCCATATCATCTTCCATATCATCATCTTCTTCTTTGTTGTCATTAAAATATTTCAAACCAAGTCTTTTGCTCATAGCATAGTCCACATCAATATCTTCGTTTTCGTCATCAAAAGGTTCAAAATCACCTTCTTCATCGTCGTCATTAAAATATCTCATACCATATTCTTGAGCATCATCTTCTTCATCACCATAACTTGACTTGATATAATCATCCTCTAAATCATCATCACCATCATCCATTTGATTACTAAGATGACGAACCATACGTGAATATTGTTTACCTTTCCCCATATCTGAATCAAAATCTTCTATTTGTTCTCCTAGTCTTATTAAATATTCATCACCATCATCAGTTAATGAGATATCATTACCATCTTTTGATATAATTATACCATCTTCATCATCCATTGCTTTAAATACTTTTAAAAGTTCACTTTGTGATGCTCCCCTCATATCAATAACATCATCCTCCATATCCATATCATCTTCCATATCCATATCATCTTCCATATCCATATCATCTTCCATATCCATATCATCTTCCATATCATCTTCCATATCATCCTCCATATCCATATCATCTTCCATATCCATATCATCTTCCATATCTAAATCAGTTTCATCATCTTCAATATCTGCTTGCTCATTTAAAGATTCTTTAACTAATTCTTCGATTTCTTCCTTCATTGTTGAAGCAAGTATTCCTTTTGCGTTTTCTGCAAGCACATCTTCAATTTGTTTCATTTGAATTAGTGCTTCTTCTACTAAATTTTTTTCAGATTGCATAATTTTTATTTATTTTTATAATAAATATATCAAAAAGTAAAAAAGTTACTGATTATCATTATTATTTTTAAAATAAAAAAACCCCTAACATTATTTATGCTAGGGGTTTACGATAAAAGTTATTTGTTTTAAACAAAAACCTCATCAATTTTTGATTCTGAAACTGCTGTTATTCTCCAATCTTGGGAAAAGTTTTTATACTTTTCTGTAACTTTTGCTTCAACATCTGTTACAGAATAACCTTTAACTAATTTCTCTTCTCTTACTTTTTTCATTTTACCAGTATTCTCATCAGGTAGAGAAAAAGTTAATCTGGCAACAAAGAATTTTTCATCCATAGGTATTGTTTTTTATTTGTTTGTATAAATATAGTTGTTTTTTTTGTAAAATCAAATTTTTTAATCTCTAATTATTGAACCTTTTATAACTCCAGGTTTAACCATTTTTCTTAATTCATCATCTGAATATTTTTCTAATGGTGTTCCAGCAATATCCAAACCACCTTTAACTATCAAACCTTTTGGTAATGTTTCTATTTTTGTAAAGGATAATATTAACTCTCCCCCAATTTTAACTCCTTGGGGTAATGATTTTATTTGGCTATTAAATAAATTTAAATCCCCACCAACAAACAATCCTTCCCCAATGGAAACTATTCGTTTTGGTGATAATTGAATGCTGTCACCAACTTTTAATCCTTTTGGTAATGAGTTTATGGCATCACAACCAATTATGTTTAAATGACCACCAACTTGTAAATCATCTGGTAATGAGCTTATTTCTGAAAAGGTTAACATCAAATCACCCTCAACTTTCAAACCATCTGGTAAGGAGGTTATTTTTGAATTTTCTAAATTTAAATCACCTTTAAAAGTCAAATCTTCTTCTGTTAATGGTATATCATTTTTCAATTTCCAAAATAATGGTAAATTTTGTTTGCTCTTTTCTTTGATAAATTCAAATATCTTTCCTAATGTTTCTTCTTTCATTTTAATATATGTTACCTATATAGCCATCTGGTTTTACCATATTTAATATTTTCTCATCTGACATTCTCCCTAATGGTGTGCCACCAAGCCATATATTACCCCGAACTTTTAAATCTTTTGGTAGGGATTTTAAATTTTCACAATCTTGTAACTGCAAATCACCACCAACTCTTAAACCTTTTGGTAATTTTTTTATTGGTGTGGCATTTAACAATAAATTACGTTTAATATATAACCCTGCTGGCAATTGTTCTATGTCTTCCCCTTGTAAATCCAAATCACCTTTGACATATAATTGTTCTTTAGTAAAGGGGATTTTATTCATCATTTTCCATTTTATGGATAATTTTTTTTCATTTACTTCAAGGAAATTAAATATGTTTTTTAATGTTGCTATTTCCATTATCTCATTATCCTATTTATATGTCCAGGTTTAACCATTTCTCTTAATTGCTCATCTGTGTATTTTGTTAATGGTGCATTTTTAATATACAAACCACCAAAAACTTCCAACCCTTTTGGTAATGAGGTTATTTTTGAATATCCTAAAAACAAATGCTCCCCAACGTTTAATCCTTCTGGTAAGGATGTTATTTCTGAATATCCTAAAAACAAATGCTTCCCAACTTTCAATCCTTCTGGTAATGAGGGTATTTTTGTATGTTGTAAATGCAAATCACTACTTATTGTTAAATTTGAATTAAGTATTAATTTGTTGATAGTTACAATTCCTTCAGTTATTACACCTTTTGGTATTTCGTCTATATTAAATATATGACTATTTATTGCATAGATAACTCCACCAACTTCCAATCCTTTTGGTAGTATTCCTATACTTGTATAAGATATAACCAGAGAACCACCAACTTTTAATCCTTTTGGTAATTTGCTTATCATACTATCAGAAACATTTAACGTACCGCCAACTTCTAATCCTTCTGGTAATGATCTTACTTTACTATACCCTAAACTCATATTCCCATAAACTTTCAAGCCTTTTGGTAGTGAGGTTATGTTTCTATTTGATAAATGCAAATCACCTTTAACATTCAAATCTTCTTCTGTTAATGGCATATTATTTTTCATTTTCCAAAATAATGGTAAATTTTGTTCACCCTTTTCTTTGATAAATTCAAATATCTTTCCTAATGTTGCTATTTCCATTTTATTTCAAATAACTATCAAGTTTATTCATTAATTTTAATATATTAGTTGAGGGGTCAATTTTCTTTTCTTCTTCTAGTTTTTCATCATACTTATGCCTATCTTCCTTATTTGAGAATAGGTATGCCCCGGGTGTTGATGGGGATGAAACCAAATCAAAACAAATCAATTCAAAATCATCTTGAACCTCATTTTTCTCCCCAACTTTTTTAAGTGATCCAACCCCCCTAGAACTGATTCCTAGGCTCACTCCTTGCCTCATTAGATTTGCGGCAACATCACCCTTGGTTGACACAACACCGCTCTGGTGAAAGCCAGGAGAGGTTAATAGCAATAATTTACCCATTAGTATATTGCCATCCCACCAAATTTCTGTTATTAAGTGGGCAACTCTATCTAAGTCAATTAAGGATGATTCGGGGTGATTTAATTCAGAAGTAGATAAACCCTTTTCAATAATTTGCTTATATCTTTCAGCCTCCCTTTTTAATATTTTTTCAGGATATGTTCTACCATTTCTATTTGGTACATCATGCTTTTGCAATACAGCATAAAATTCAAAAGGGTTCTTATAATCTAACTTTTTGTTTTCTTGTATTAAATTAACATTTAATTGGTCTTTGGGATTAATCCAACCAGCATCAGCCTCAATTAATATTCCATGACCAATTTCATTTGATTCTAATATTCTTAAACTATTCATATTATATTTTATATAATAAATATATAAAATGTTTTGTTTTATTGAATTAAATCTCTTTTTGTTATGAAAAAATCAAAATATTTGTTTTTAGAAATATTTTTATTATATATTTCTTTTATTATTTTTCTAACAGAGTCCTTTAATTCATTTGATTTAAAATCAACCCCAACTTTAGCAAATAAAGTTATTTCAAGGTTCATAAAAGATTTTTTATCTAACGAAAGACCACTATGTCTAATATCCAAATCAACAATTGTTGATTTATGAAATAAATTCAAATCATTGACATCTAATATTGTGTGCTTAATATCCCTTGACTGGGTGCAAACAATTTTTTTCCAGTTAGTATAGTCATCTTTTGGCTGAACCCAAGATTGAATATTTATGTAAATTGATTTTAATTCAATATAATCAATAGTACCGTAAAATACTTTTAAATCATTAAATAACCTAAGTCTTATTTTTTTCCCATTCTTCATTGATTGTTAATTGTTTATTTAAAAATAAACAAAAACAATATAATTATCAAATGAAATTACCCATTTAATGATTTATTTAAATTTTTTATTTCATAATAATTCAATATATCAAACTTATCAGTTTTAACCTTATCAATTGCCTTTAATATTTTTGTCTTAACTTCAGCATTTGTTTCGGTCAAAGACAATTCAACTAGTTTCTTCTCTGTATCAGATTTTAATGTTATAAAATCAGCATTTAATTTATTCTTATCTTCTTTTAATAATGATAAAATTTCCTTTTTTGTTTCCTCATTTAATGAATTAATATATTCATTAACTTTTGTATTAACAACTTTAACCATTGAACTTATTGGTAAGTTAATTTTATTCTCATTAATTTTAATTGGTTGTACTAATACAGTTAAAATATTCTTTTTGATTTCAACCAATTCTTCAATACTTTTTGTTGATTCATAAACTAATTTATCAATATTTCCATATTCATTATTATCAAGTTTATTTAGGATGACTGGTATTTTAGATTTACTAATTAATTTCTTAGCCCAATCAATGCCCTCATCCAGATAAGTTTTTGCCTCACTTTCAGTTAAACCCCTTGGCTTTGATAAATCACCATATAATACATATAATTTGGATAAATTTTTATCCTTTAAAATATGCTTTTTAAAATTTTTTATGTTTTCTTTAAAAATCTTCTTATCTTTTACAGATTCTGAAAGATTATTTTCAATAATTGTTTTTACTCTACCAAATTTCATATTTTTCTTTTTTTATAAATATTATGAACCTAATAACTTTTTTAGTTCGTTTTCTAAATCCCCCAAAGATTTTTGACCTTTTGATAATGGAATATAATTTGTTCCATTAAACTTGCTATGTTCAAGCAAAATATTCAAATTTCTATCTCTTGATTCTGGTGCTAAACCTGACTCTGCTGGTGGAGGTATCCCCATATCCATACCACCCATATCATCCCCCATTGGAGGTGGTGGTGCACCCATATCCATACCACCCATATCCATACCACCCATATCATCCCCCATTGGAGGTGGTGGTGCTCCAGCAGTTGTTGTACCACCACTTACTGTACCATATAACTTATCAATATTATCAAATAATCCAGTTTTCTTAATAATGAGAGGGGTTTGTTTTAATTCTTCACCAACTGCTCTTTCAATTCTCTGTTGTTGTAAATCTAATCTAATCTCCTCATCAGAGAAACCAAAAATATGTTTTTTAGCCCATGTTGCTGAAACTGGTGAAATACCTGTACCAGGATCCGCAACTGCATCCCTATAAAGACCAACCTTTTCTTTCCAAACATCAATCTTTAATAAATCTGATTGTGTTGATGGATTGGTTAATCCCAAAGTAAAATTAGATATTTCATCCTCAAAACCCAATAAAAATAAATGAATAATTGCAATTTTATTCAATTCAGATATCATACATTTTTGTATTCTATTTATTGTTCTTGCAAATCTAATATCTTGTAACGCTAAAGTTTTTCCTTCACCAGCCACATCTTCAAAACCCAAGAATGTTTTTGGTATCCTTAATGCTGTAACCAATTTTTTCTGGATATACTCTATATCTGCAATTTCTCCAAGATTTGTTCCGCCAGGTAAAGTTTCAATGGGACTACCTTGCCCGGGGTCTCTTACTGGTATAAAATAATCTTGGTCAACAGCCATTTGATTATATCTCATATCCACATTACCCGTTTTACTATCAACAATTTGTTCTCGTTTGAATTTATTTGCAACACGCTGTACATATGACTCAACATCATTATCATCCATATTACCAACAAAAACTTTAAATACCCTACGTTCTGGTGCTCTTGATGTTCTATATATTAACATAGCATCTTCTGCCAATAAAAGTTGTTTCCAAATACGCCTCGCTTTTTCCAATAAAGATGTACCATAAGGTAATTTTCTATCATCTCCCAATATTCTAAAGTGAGCAACTTCCCAAGGCTGAAATTCCATCTGTTTATTTTTCCATTTGAATTTAAGGGATTGATTTTCTGATGACATTTCACCATAATTTGGTGATTTTTCAGTACTACCTGGTTCTAATCTTTCTATTTCTATATTAGGTAATTGATTGCAACCAACAATGCCTTTTTCTGGGTCTAACTTTAAATAGACAAAATTATCACCAAACTTAGCTGTATTCCTAGTCCACATAGGCAATGATGTGTTTATATCCAAAACATTATTAAATAAATCAGTTAGCACCGATTTAATTCTTTTTGATTCAGAATATATTTGTAGCATATGACCATCTTCATTTGCTGTTGTTGATTCTTCAGCATATATATCTAATGCTGCCCCTATTTCTGGCGTATACTCCATACTTTCAAAATCATAGACTGATGCTAATCTTGTTGGTTCATAATATACTGCTTGGGTATATAAGTGGTTATCAATCTTTGCCCATTGATTTGATAGATAAAATGATTGCTGGGCTTGTAATTTTTCCCTTTGATATTCATCTTTATTTTGCGTTCTTAATAACTCCTTCTTATCAAATTTATATGTTGGGATATCTTGATTTAAAAGAGAATTTGGTCCAAAAGTTGCAGATAACCTTTGCCAAACTGTTAGATTTTCATTATTACTCATAATATATTATATTTATCTTCCACCAAATAACCAATTATATTTTTGGTAATCATTTACATTTGGGGTATTTATTCCATCTTTACCATTGGCATTTGATATCATTGGATTAAAATAGAGTGATTGTTCAGTATATGTATTTGTATGTGTACTCCAAGAATTAATCATTGCTTTTGTGTGGTTTGTTACTTTTTCCAAAACTTGAAAAGACTTTTCTGCAACATAAGTAGCCATTGCTATTGCCATAATACAATCATCATGATGCCCCTTCTGGTGATCAGGTCTCCCATTTATATATATAAAGGTATTCATTTCATTGTATAGTCTATTTGAATAAATTTTAAAACCATGTCTTAATGCTTCTTCATAAGATGCAATCATTTGAACTCTTTTGTTATTGAAATTTATTCCAGGAATCCTTTCATACATTTTTGGGTCATACTTCCATTTATTATTTGTATCAACATTATCATAATATAAACTTGGATAATTCATTTCTTGTAATTTCCTAGATGTTGCAACTCCCATTCCACCAGTCAAATCGACAACAACAAATGCCCTATACATTGTACACCATTTATACACAACTTCTGCTAATATATCTGGGGGTATTTTGCCAACATATTCCAAAACTTGTTCTTGTGTATCAAAATCAATAATCTGAATTGTTGAAAAATCTTCTGAATCGCCCCTTGATACATCAACACCTGCAACATACCTATGACCATTTTCTGGCTCTTTAAACATCCATAAACTATTTCCCATCAATTTTGATATGGGGTTTGCCAATTGGTTCTTTAAGATATTTGTTAATAATTCTGAATCAAATACATTATCACCTGACCCCAAGAAATTACTTTCAATCTCTTGTGAAACTTTTCTTTTATCATATTTTAATTTCTTCACCATACCCTCATACCAAGATGAACATGGTTTATAACCTTCTTCAATATGGTCAATCACTACTTGATGGTCTCTTTCGTATGAATTCTCATGTGATAAATCTAATATATCATCTTTGGTATATTCTTCTTTATTTAAAAGATAATGAATCATATCTTTTGTCTTTACCAAAAATAAATCTTTTGTATATCTTGGATCCCTATACCAAACCATTTCAGTAATCTTGAACTCATTCATATTACGCAATGCTTGGTCATATATCTCATAATATATCCTATCATAACCATTTGGTGTTGATATTACCACAACCTTACCCCCTGTTGATAGCGATGCCATAGAGGCTGCCCAAAAGTCGGGGTCAGCATCAATATAGGCTGCCTCATCAAATATCAATGTGGTGGGTGTATAACCCCTTAACGCATCTTTTGATGTTGCCACTGCTTTAACCTCACAATCATTGTTTAATTTAAAATGCCTTGCTGAATTTTTTTCAGATGAAAATCCAATACCAACCCAATTAGGCCATTGTTCTGTAAAATGTCTAACCTTATTAGCCATCTCAACTGCGGTATCCAATTTGTTGGCAATAATTAACACTTTTTCAGGTTTATTCTTATTTGCAAATGCTAATTTTTTTGATATCCAAGCAGCTGTAACCGTTGACACCCCAGCCTGCCTATACTTTAATGCAATATTTTCATTATATGAATCAAAATCCTCAATCAATTTTACTTGGTCTGGAAATAAATCTAATGGTACATATCTTTTAACTGTATTGTCATATGTTTGTAAATATGTCTTTAAACAATATGGTGTGCTTTTTATACATTTGGCTGATTCAATCAATACTTGATCTCTTGTCATATTTTGTTTTTTTATAAATACATACAAAATAAAAAAACCCCCAAACTAATTAAGAATGGGGGTTAATTCTATGAAAAATAAAAATTAATTTAACATATTTGCATCTCTCAAATTTTTAAGTAATTCAGGTAAACTGACATCCATATAGTCATTTGGGTCAAAATTTTTAACTTGTTTACCACCAGAATATGTGTTGTCTGGGGTATTTGTATCATCATCATCATCATCTTGGTCACCTAAACCACCATCATCAAATTGACTCATTAAATAATCAAGATATCTTTGCTTACCTTCTCTTGCAGCAGCAACTAAGTCTTTAAATTCATTTTGAGCATATGAATTATCACTAGGATTAGTTGATATAACATATTTCATTAAGTTAAGAAATTCTTTTGCAGGTATTTTATACAATTCAACAAAAAAGAAATTAATTAATCCAATATCTGATTTGTCCAATACATCCATTGGTAAAATATTTCTTATCTTCTTTAAGATGGCTGGCCCAATTCTTAAACCCTCTGTTTCTGCTTTTAATGTATCTGCTTGACCTAATGTCATATTAGCTGTATCAGTATCAGAAGGATAACCTTGTCTTGCTAATGCTTCTTGAACTCCCTTACCTATTTCATGGCATAGAACTGGAAAAATAAATCCAGCAGCATTTATAACAGTTTTTAATTCATTTGTTTCCTTATCTTCTTCATCATCAACTTCAACAGCACCAGCAACTCCACCACCACCACTAGCCATATCCATATAATCTTCATTTAAATAATAAAAATGAAGATCAATTAATGGTAATGTTGATTTATATAATTGAAATAATCTTGGATTAATTTCATCCAATCTTGCTTTTATTTCTGGCTTTTCATAAATGTATTGGACTTTTTTCCCTGTACCACCAATTAAAGCATTAATAATATCTCTTTTAAATACTTCATCATCCAACACCTCTTGTTCCTCAAAAGTTAATTCATCCTCTATTTCCTCTTTATTTTGTTTCATTTTGCCAACCACATCATTACCTGGCATATCTAATGTTGCATTAATAGTAAATGTTTCATCAGAAATTTCCATTTCATTTAATGTCCCTTCAATTGCTAACTCTACTAATTCATCACTATTTGATTGTTCAATCTCTTGAATTGCTCTAACATTTCTAAACATAGTGGTTGATATTATGCTAGCCAATTCATTTGGTGTCAAATCATCCTTACCAACTACATCTCTAACCTTTTCAACCAAGTCATTAAATGAATCACTATATAATTTTTGAACATCAGCAGCACCCCTCTTAAAGGCTGGGTTTTTAGCAAACATACTTTCAGGGTCAGCCAATTTCTTTTCAAGTCTTGGATCCATTCTTTCAGAACCACTATAATCTAATTGCTCCTTTAGTTTTCTTTTTATTAATTTATTAATATCCTTCATTAGTTTTCAAAATTTAGTAATTGCATAATGTTATCTATAATAGCGTTTTTTGCCTTTTCAGGTGAAATTGCTTTTGGTGTTGTATTAACTTTTGGGTTTGGGTTAATAAATGGGTTATCTCTCCTTGTTGGTTTTGTTGTTGGTTTTGCTGGTTTTACAACTGGCTTTGTTTCAGTATTTGCTTTTGGGTCTGGATTAACTTTTGGATTTGGGTTGATGAATGGATTATCCCTTCTTGTTGGTTTTGTAGTTGGTTTTGCTGGCTTTACAACTGGCTTAGTAGTTGGTGTATCATATTCTCTTAAATGCCTCAATAATGCACTTTTTGTTACTTTTGGTTTTGAATAAGATTCAATCATTCTATCCATTTCATTTTCAATAAAAACATCA